TTAATATATACATATTTATGCGGCGCTTAAGTTTGTTAGAGTTTGAATTCGTAAAGTATAATCAATTTGTATTTGACGGTTCAAACTCTTTTGTACTGGGTGAAAAATAACATGAGTAATTAGAAACAAATCAGTGGAAGAACCATTCCAGCACTGTAATCCTAATTCATCAAATACATATTCACCATTAAAATTGGTACTATTATCAAATGCTTGTTGCCCGGCTGGTTGACCATAATCTAATAAACATGATACTAATATATCAGTATACGGATTGCCTGAAGTATGTAATACTGTCATGTTATTATTAGCAGGATCTAAATTATCAGATGAATTTTGATCTACTACCTGAGCATATGTTTCGTTATACAAACTAGCGTTTTGTCCTACTACATTAGGTGGAAGATATGTGATAACACCAGTGGGATCTACTGCTGAGCCACCATTGCCGAAAGCCATAGTATAAATCCAGCCGGTACCTTGATCAGCTAAGGCGTTTGCCATTGCAATTGAAATATTTTCGTAATTTATAGCGTTCTTTTTATCAATTAAAACTTCGCCTGTTACAGCATCTGTAATTTTAATAAATCCTTCAATTTTTGCTAAACCTGTTTGTATCATGATTTTTGCTCTACGAATACTTTTCGTGTTTTTGGATCAAATATCTTTACAAAAGCTTCCACTGCAACAGATCCAGTATCGGTAGGCTGTTTACTAGGATTAGTTTGTTTCTGGTTAGATGTTGTATTTTGCATTGTTCTTTATTTATTAAATTTATAACTGAGTAAAAACTTACAGTTATTTATCTTAATTTAATCCCCGTAAAAACAGAGCAGGAACCGTATTTGTTTCTTGCAATGGAACACCATTTGACGCGGTTGGAGGATTAACTCCGGGAGCATACCAGGTTGACCCAAATTTCACGAGTATAGTTATTTCTGATCCATCAGCTGGTGGAGTATTAAACGATACCACAACTGGATCTATATTTGTTATAGAATATCCACTAGTTTGCAATTCTCCTGCAACATATACTTGAATTGCTTCTTGATTGCCAGCAAATCCATAATCAAATGATAAAGTTTCTCCAGTGTCATCACCCTCGTCAAACGTAGTACTGTCAAACGGCTCTGTATTTTCCCAGAAATTGGCATAGTTAACATTGACATCTGTTGTATATGTACTTGTTGTGCCATTGCCTAAGAAAGAACTACTTTCAACATAATTCTGGAATTCAGGCGATAATAAATTACCACGACCCATATCATATACATATGCATTTACGCTATGTGACGCCGCTGCTGTTCCAGCTGTTCCACGAAGCAAACTACTAATAGTATTGCTTATTAAATCAATTTCACGATACATGATTCGTTCGCCATTGATAGTAACTACACCCCATATATTGGCAGCAAAGTTAGGAATACTTAATCTGCTAGCATCAGCCACATGTATGATATCATCATTTTGATCTACCTCTTGTGCCACTGCTGTCGTAGAATTAGGAGTAATACGATAAGTTGCTTGTACTCCTCGCATATCTTGGAATATTCTAAATGCCATCGCTGATGGCACTACTGAATTAGTCACATTAGTTACTATTAATGTATCGGCAACACCTATTGTTCCAGAATTCAATATTAACAAATTGCCTTCAATAGTATAATCTAATTGTGCTGTTAATGTTCTTCCGTTCAATGAAACCCATGGACGAGATATATCAGTATATGCTTGATATAATACAAAATTATTAGTTTGTATTACTACACCAATAGTGCCATCAAATATATCACCAAATAGAGTAGTATCAAATCCTTCTTGCACAGCAAAACCTTCTCCTACTGGGCCAACAATTATTTGAGTTGATAGACGTTGTTCACGAGTGTCATTAAATGTAGTTACTGAAATTACTTGTCCCACAAATGGCGTTATGCCTGTATTCTCAATGAAAGTTAATGTCATTGCATCAGGATCAATTATATATTGTGCGGTAGAATCAACCGCAATGTAAATTTGTGCTCCATTAGCTGGCGCAGTATCTAATAATACATATAATACTCCAGCATCAAGATCAAACGGGCCTGCAGAAAAATAATCAACGGAGCTATCAGAACTAAATCCGTCAGATACTTCTAAATCGTATGTTGTTGGATTTTGTAATATGCCATCAATATATACACTTACGTTAGATTTAAGTATATCTCCAGAATCAACTCCAATACGTTGTGGCAATATGTAGGCAACAGTGCTTCCATCACCAACATAAGGAATTCCAGCTGATCCCCGGGCGGTAACTCCGCCCACAGTAACAATTGCAGTAACAGGATTAGTATATTCCAAACTAATTGATGGATCTAGATCAAATACTGTTTGACCTGATGTAGTAACAGTAAAACTTTGTGCTATCGGCAAACTCCAACTGTATTCAGTAGTCACAGAATCTATCGTAGTGGGACCAATTGCTACTAGGCTAATAAAATCAATTGAAGTGTAGGTACTGTCAAATGTAATAGTAGTTGTGCCAAATGATGTTCCAGCAATATATGAATAATTAGCATTAGACAAATAATTACCATTAACAAAAATAGCAAAACCGTTGTCATCTGGTAATAATAAATCATACTCAACAGGAACTGTTAATACATCACTGAATTCATCACCTAAGTACGTGTCTTTAAATAACTGATTGCCTCCACCTAATTCATATACATAAACACCAAGTTGATCACTGTTGATTACTAAAGTAGAACTTGACAACACAGTAAATGTTAAATTTGGCCAATCAACAGTATAATCTAAACCTTCAACTAAGTTATATCGTTGAGTAGCATTGGTTATTTCTAAGTCAAATGGATAAGTTACTAAATTAGCAAAACTTATAGTTGGAATAGTACTATCATATATAACTTGAACTACTCCTTGGTTAAATCCATGGCCGTTTCTACCCCAATCTGCTCCGGGTGTGGTATATACACGCATATCTAATGTATCAAATTCTATTCCCGGCACTAATTCTTCAGGAGCATGACTTTCAAACACATCAATATACTTACCACCATCAATATTAATATCGCTAGGGCGAGTTCCTAAGTATGGATCTAAATAACTACTTTCAAAAATTGTATCAAGTACATTTAAATCATATGTTGGTAATCCATTAGCATCTAATGAGAAGTTATCAAAAGGATTAATGTCAAAGTTACCACGATCAAATCCAGTGTCCTGACTAAAATTCAATCCAGATACTTGAACACCTGGATATTCAACGCCATCTACTAATAATGGTAAAGATAATCCCGGAGTATTGACTGTGCTGACATAATAACCCATTGTACGATTAACACCACTCAATGTGCCAGCATCAACCTGAGTCCATTGCTCAGGATCAAATACTGTGCTAGTTACTGTGCTATTAGCACTCCATACTATATCATCAAATCGTACTTGTGTGTCAGTTTCATATGTTGTATTAGCTGTCCACTCAACGATATTTGACGTATATTCATATCTATCATATTTTAATGTAGTATTAAATGTACGAACCAACGAATGACCATCTGGATTACCAATTACTGCTTTAGCCTGGGCAATTTGACCAACAAATACTAGAGGTACAGTGCCATTAGTTTGATTTTCTTGTCCAACTGGGGCCACACCACCTAATGTTCCAGCAACAGTTACTTGAAATATGTTGTTTGTAGGAGTAATGATATAACTATTTGAAACTACTGATAAATTAGCAGTCCATGATATAGTAATACTAGGTAATCCACCCCCTGTAATGTTCACAGTGGCATCAGTGATATAACCTTTACCTGGATTTGTTATCGTAATTGAAATAATACCACCATAAGTATTAATAATACAGCTGCCAGTAGCAGGGTATCCAGCATATGTAAGAGTGGCACTACCATCTAACGATGAACCAAATGTAAATGTCGGTTCAACTGATCCAGAGGTGCCAGGAACAGTAACAGTATACAAATTATTATCATAATAAACTTGTTGACCAAGTGAATAAGCTGTATTGGCTTGCCAAATTGTACCAAAAGTTATAACAGGAACTGAAGTATAACCAGTTCCAGGATTAATAACAGTTACTCCTTGTACATTTAACTGATAATTGTTAAACCATTGACTATATAAGCTTGGCGTTAACCATATCTGAGCATTAGGTGCTGTGTTACTTGCTAATGAGCTATTAGTAGTTATTGCCTGATCATATGGTGTTAATATTGGACTTACAAATTGCGGTGATGACAATGCTGTATTCCAATACGCAGGTAAATCAAAGTCAGTAATATCACCTTGGAAATTATCATCACCAGTATATATTAGATTGAATTGTCTCACTTGAACGTGGTATGGCTTAACTTCTTGGAAATAATCTAGAACAAAGTCTTGATTATCAGCAAGATAACTCTGATACGGCAGTAATGAACGTATTTTATGATTTACATCAACATAACTTGTTTTAATTAACCATGAAGGATTAGTAAATTCACTATATATGTAGTTGAACATTAGTATTAAACTACTATTACGCTCAAGTAACAATTCTTCAATATAAATTTCTTCGTTCAATGCACGAATTATGAAACGAGTTTCAACTTGCGGTGCTTGATCATAATACTGAGAATCAAATGTCTGTGCACCGAATCCAAAATCACCAATAGAATAATTCCATAATTCTTCTTTAAATGCTATTGTTCCATCCTCAAGACCAACCCTTTGCCATCCAGTAGCAGGACTAACCCCAATACGCAAATAAATTTCCCATTTGCCTGCACCATTAGCAACGACACGCACAGAAGATCCAACAGGAGCAGTCGTAAGAGACAAGGTAGATAACTGACCATAATTTTGCACAGCAGCAACAGGAGCAATACTTGAATTATAACCAGTTAGATACCAATTAACATAATACCAGTATAACGAAGTGTCATAGCTTTGAACTTGAGTCAATGTTAATGTTTGATTAGCACCAACTGTATAAATTGTCCATCGGCCCTGTTGATCGCTATCATTAAGTACTAGATACTTGTAGCCCACCGGTATTCCGGCAAGATTTTGGTAGCCGAGCACTTCTAAATTAGCCACTTGAAAATTCCATGATCCTGAATCAGCTGCTGGAATTGGCTGTGACGCATTTAATAGATTGAAACTACATGTTTCAGTAATAGGATATTGTGATAAGACATTATTAGCACGAGTTAAATAATTTTCTAACGCAGTGAATCTATCATCAAACATTGATTGACGAGGACGGAATTGAACGCCGTATTTCATGCCAGGACTTAATCTTGGATCTGGTACTATATTACCAATAGTATCAATACCACATAAACTGTCTAGAAATTTACGATATAAATTGCCATTAAGGAATGAATCAGCAATGCCATCTGTAACAATTTGATATTCTTGATGTACTACGTCATCATTTAATTTTTGATCGTATCCAATATTCAAAATCGTATTAGTTGCATTTAATAAATTTTGAGCATTATATATAGCGATGGTTGATGAGTTAAGTCCAGCAATATAAGGCAATCCACTACTGCGTGGATCAAGAATATAACTTGATATTGCCATTGTACTCAATGTTTTACCTGAACCTGCTGCCACAGTAGGAATATCTCTAACCCAAAAATAATAAAGGGTAACAAAAACGTTATTTGCGCCTAGAACTGATCCTATTGTATAACTCGTAGGACTTAATGGAGTACCAGCACCAGAATAACTAGCTGGTGGTGTTGTACTTTCAATCCATTGGTATATGTCTACTCTACTGCCAGGAAATGTAGTTCCCCAACGACGGCTAGCATACACTATATCATCTTGATTAGGATCTATAAATCGTACTGTGTCAGTATCCCACCAAATTTGCCCTATGTGTTCAGCACCCCAAGGTTGTCCATTATTATGAACAGTTCCTTGATTATATTGACCAGGATCTACTGCTCCAATATAATCAATGTTTCTTCTTGCTATGCCAAGAATTTTACCTTGTAATGGGTCAAAGAAGTCAAAATAAGTTTGATTTCTGCCATTTACTGTATCATTAATACCAATTGCTTGATTGCTGCTATAACTAAACACATTGTTAATTGCATAAACATCAACCACAGGTTGTTGTGTACGAATTGGCACCCATGCTGGAGAATTATTAGTATTATTATACACAACAACATAGCCTAAATTAGTTGTGTTACTAGGAACTCCACCAGTTGCTCCCACCATTAATGTATTGTTAGTATAATCAACAGATGTGCCGAAAAAATTTCCAGTTTCAATAACATCATTGTATATTTGTTGCCCAAACGCAAATTTTCCCGGATTGTTAATATTACTTGTGCTACTAAGGAAATAATCATACGTATATGCCACTCCTCCGTTATTAATTGGATTATAGAATATAGTACTATTATCGTCAAAGTAAGTTCTTCCGCCATCAAAAATTGTTGGCTCATACACATTACCGTTAGGAGCACCAACAATCAAATTGATTGCACTAGAGTCAATACTCAAACTTGATCCAAATTGAGCATTGAATGTAGGAGCAGGACTTAAGATTTGTTGTGTAAACACTAGCGTTTCAAATCCTAAGGTATCAAAAGCTGAAGATGTTACCCCAGGAGATACTGTTAGTAAATTATTTTTAGTACCAGCTGTTGCATTTTGCACTGATATTGTTAATCTTCCAGACACAACTGTGATTGTTTCATTTGATGCCGGAGGAATTAAGAAATTAATAGTTTCAGTAGATGGATCATATGAATAATTTGTTCCTACTAACTGTAATAAATTATTTACATAGACAACAGTATTATAAGAGCTAGTATTAGTATATAAAGAACCAATGTTGAACGTTTGTGTAACTCCGTCACCAATAAAATATAAATCAACAGTAGGAAATGCCACCACGTTTGGTATTCCTGCTTGATTAATTGCCTCAACAAGTCCATTTATTGAAGCATTAGGCGATGGCGGCACAGATACAATACTGTTGTTAATTCGTATTGTAGTATACGGTGTTAAAATTGGATTAGCAATAGTTGTAGTAGTAACACCATATAAACGAGATTGATTTGCTAAACGATCAACTGAACCAGCTTCATCAATGTAAGTACTATCAAATGGTGCTCCTATATACAAACTACAGCTTAGTGGACAAACATCCATTGCTGATCCAAAGTTTGCTGATTCATTTTCTGTGCTGCTAACTAATTCTTGAATTTGAACAAATTGATTTGTTCCAAATTCAATTATATCACCATAGTTAAATGTTATATTAACAAACGTCACTGTATTACCAGATATACTATATTGCCCATTAAGCGATTGAGAAGTAGATAATAAAAATATTTCATTTACATTGACAGATATAGGAGAATTAATAGTTCCTGGAATATCATATGTCATTTGATCAGGATTTGATACTATGAAACGAACAACGCTTCTATCAAATGCATACACAACTCCAGCGTTATCTATTCCATTGCTAGTAGCGTTAGGAGCACCTATAAATATCTGTGATCCATCTGTTGTAGTTGATACGCTTGATCCAAAATTATCACCCTCTAATGAACTAGGCGATGTAATATTTGTGACATATTGCCAATAAGTTGGTGTCGTTACAGTAATTACAGCATTCTCTGGAGGAATTGTTATAAATGTTAATTCAGTTGTTGTTGGATCAAAAGTATAGTCAAAATATGGTCGTTGAAAATCTTGATTCACAGTAACAGCAAATGTTTCAATAGATGTTGCATTATATAAAGACGTATTAAGAGCAAATACGCTATTTGAGTATACTCCTGTACCAGAAATATTAAATCCAAACAATTGCCCGCTAGATAGGACACTGGTAACTGTTATTTCCAAATCATTGGCAGGAGATGTACCTCCCAATTGTGTTCCATAAATTAATAAAGTATCTCCAACATTGTAGCCTTCTCCATTAGCGGTAAGATTTGCTGTATATATTCCCCTAGAATTATAAATGGTAAATACAGCTCCAAATCCAATGCCAGAAGATGAATCTTGTTCAATTCCATCATATCTTTGTACATCTAGTATTGTAGAAGTGTTCCGTGATATCAATAATGTTTGCTCATTACCAGGAATGTATGTTAAAATTACATTATTTTGATCTAATATGTAATCTATACCTTCTGCCAATACATCATTATTTAATGTGACCAGTAATTGATTTGGATACAAATAATTTATTTGTATTTCACTTGAGTAATTGTAAGATAATACACTAAAAATAGTAGAGTATGATACTGATTGATCTTCAACTACTACTTTTTCATACGCATACACGACATTTGCGCCGGGAGCACCAATATACATCCATTGTTCATCTTTACTAATTGCTCCAGACGTTCCAAATCCAATTGGATCAAAATTTTGATCTGGCGGAACTAATAATTGAGTGATGCTGAAAGAATTTACGTTAGGATTTCTATAAATTACTGCAGCGTATCCCATATTAGATAAACTAGTATTAGCACCTGCTATTGCCCAGTCAGAATTTCCAAAAGATATTGTATTACCAAAATTATCAGTGTCAATTGCGCCTAGCGCCAATGAATCATTATACTGATAATATGAAATTACACCCCTAAAATATGTTAATATTCTATTAGTGCCGGGGGCTCCAACAAGAGCAGCTACTCCAGACTCAGCTTGTGCCACACTTGCTCCGTATCTGGCATTTGCAGTAAAACCAGGGCGAATTACTAGATCAGTGCCAAATACATTTTGTTTTTCTACTGTTTGCCAATGACCAGTGCCATCATTATCAACCCACGCCTTTTCTCCTGGAATCAGAGAGTTTACATAAGGCAATGTTGAAATATCGCTCGCTTGTTTTACTCTGGCATTCTGTAATTGAAATGCTAATCCACTGCCTGTTATGGTAGATACATTATAATTATTGAATGAAAATGCAACAATTATAGTTGTTGGAGTAGGAACTGCTAATACACGATATACTCCGTTAACTTCATCATCAAAATATTTAACAATTATCAAATCAGCAACAGATAACCCATGGTACGCATTAAATTGTACTATGCTAGTATCATTAAGATTATTAGATATTTGAGTAATATTACCGGGTACTCCTGCTACTCGGTAAACTCCCCAATCATGTGTGTTTATCTTAGCAATCCATATATAAGTGCCTATACCAATATTATCAATATTTTTATCAATGTCAGTTGGATCTTTCAGACTAAAAACCGTAATATCAACATCTTCTAGGCACACAAAGCCAGCTGACGGCAACGCAGCTGGTAAACTGCCGTTTTCATAGATAGTAGGTAGAATATCTGTACTAGTAATGTTAAAACTTTCTTTCCATAAATTATCTAGGTATAAAGTTTGATTAGCATCACTAGTTTGTCCAGGATTAATAACTTGTATTGTTGAAGGATTATACGATAATTTTGCTTCATTTAACTGAAATTCAACAAAACTTTTATTTGCTTGTGCTCCGTAAGTACCTGCTAATATTCCCCAATTCTCATATACGTTGTAATCGCCACTTTCTTTTGCATTAAGATTAGCTAAATTAAATATTTCAGCAGCACGAACAGTACCTTTTGTTCCAATAAATTGTTGATATAACTGAACTTGAGTAACGCCATTCAAATTCATATTTGTCATGTATGGTCTAGGACGAAATCCAATTAACCCAAACGCAAATAGATCGTTATCACTTGTTAAATTAGCTTGATATACATTATATGTATCAACTAGTTGATTAGCTTTATTAGCCAAGTTAGGTAATAATCCATTATCAATCGCTTGATAATCACTCTTAATCCAGTTTGCGTAGTTAAATACCTCTGATGGATCTACTATAATTAGTGCCTGCCAGTATGTATTTTTATACAATACCATTTCACCCTTGGTGTATTTGGTATAAGGCTGCCATTCTTTTACATTGTTTAAATTAAGTATGAATCCCTGGGCATTAAGCTGTCCATCCCATTCTGTTGAAGTTGAAGCAATCAAGGTTAAACGAACTTGTCTAGCAGCTGTAATAGGATCATAAATCAAATCATTAAACTGTGTCGTGTTATTCAACACAATCATATCTTCATAATTTGTAAATTTCAACGTGAGAAAATTAATCGTTTGCCCTGTTGTTGTAGTAACTGAGAATAAATTATTAATTCTATTAACTACCATGTTGCTAACATCTAATGCAAAACGATTTTGATCTAACAACATGTTTTCAGGCGTTACACTAGCAATAGTATCCACAATAGATACAGGACGGCTGGCCACAATAGTAGTCGCACTAGGATTTAGATTGATCATTGTATTAGGTTGCCATCCTTGGGCTCCAAAATACAAGAATTCCTGTGCCATCTGTTTCCAATCTAATGTATAACCATTATAACGATCAGAAAAAATTAATCCCTGGCTTTCTAAATAAGCACCATAGCTTAATAAAAAATCACACACGCTAGATGGGCTGGTAAACACATATCCATATGGAATTTGTCTAATATTGTCAGTATATTGCGAAGGTATTTGAACAGTAGTATTACCTGCTGTTAATGTTTGATACGCTCCAACTGGACTACTAACCAATATGTCAAAATAAGGTTGAACATTGCTGTATCCATATACTCCATAACCAATACCGCCATTTTCCAATTGTTCTACCTGAACAATTACAGAACTATATGTAATTTGTCCAAATGGCTGATTTTTATAAAACAATAATTCATAACTCGAAGATGGAATTTCTAAACTATTATTAGTAGAATTTGGGCCGCTCCGTTCGGTGAACAATCGCACATACGCTGGATCACTAAATGATGCCATACGATAGCATAGACGAACATCTAGATTTGCCAATGCTTCTGTCAATTTTTTAGTACTGTTAACACCAGATCGTTGATTATAATCAACAATCCAGTTAATATAACTTGCTTTACTTACGCCGTCACCATACACTTGTACGCCTGCAGCATCTAAACGATAGCGATTGTTTAGTAGATACTGTCCTAATGTAGTATTATAACGATATAAATCTCTATCAGCAAATAACGAAAAGAATTGTGCTGGTTTAGTAAGAGCTAATAAACGCATTATAGCAAATGGATAAGAACTACTGTTCCACCATGATGCCTGAACTGGCCCACCATCTCCTGCTGCCCATGATTGCTTGAATCCGTATGGATCATTCAATCCAACTATACAATCTATAGGAGATAATAGTTCACCCTCTGGACCGGCTGGTATAATACTTGCTAAACCAGGGCGAATATACTCTGGTAAGATGTATGGACCCGCTGGATTACTAACAATACCTGCTTCTAAATCATCCCATAACACAGTATTGCCTGATGTATATGGCGCTGGACCGTATCTGATAATCCACCATGCTGGCTCTTCAGTAAACCCAAGCATTTCCCATGGAGTTGAGTTAGGAGTTTCTGTATCATAGAAATAACGATAGATACCACGCCAATTACCTTGAAGAAATGCCGCTTGATCAATACGATTAGCCGCTTGACTATAATTGTATGTAAATGGATTGCTAGCAATGTAATCTTGCGTTGTGTAATTCAATTTATTTTGTCCAACCCAAGACAAAAAGTCCTCATTCATTATTTGATTGATTTCTTGATATGTATATGGAGTTTTGCGGAAATAACCGGGCAATAACGCAGTAGTTTGAGCAGGATAAAAGTCTGGATTTACTTGATCAGTCGATAACGGAATTGGATTATCATCAACTTTAATGTTGTCATATATTCGTTTTTCAAATTCAAATAGCACTTGATCCCGAATATCACCAAATGCAATGGTAATTGATCCATCGTGTCCTTGAATTACTACTGTTGGCTCTAAGTAAGTGTCATCAACATATATACTTGGAGTATATTTTGGGTACAATCCCATTTTACTAGGAGTATTTGGGCACCAACTAGCAACAGTGGTAGGATATTCGTTAATAGTAACTACATCACCAATGTTTAATGAAATCAGTATAGTTAATTTAGCAGCATCAGTTGAAACTGTATACTCAGTTCCTCTTAGTAAAAGTACATTATTGACATATACCAATAACCCAAGATAGTTACTAGATTTAAAATCATAAACTTGAGTTGTATTAAAAGTTTGAGTCGTAATTGGATTAACTGTAGTTGTAGTTGTTGTGTAATTTGTTCCAACTGGCAACATATCTGACCAATAAAATGAATCAGAGCTTGTTAAGCTTTTTGTAATTCTATAAATAACCAAATCAAGAATTTGAGGCACAGTCTCGGATCCATTAAGATCTAGTCTAGTGACTTCGGTCAATAATTTATTTTTGTACTTAATATATTCTCTGCTATTATACTCTAAAGAAGCAAATATATCATAGTTAATATTTCGTAAGAAAAATCCAGCAAGCGTCAATGGCGATGATTGTTGTAATATTAACTGACCATAAGGACTAATGTTACCCAGATCACGGGTATTATTACGTCCATTAATAGGACCATTAAGATCAACTAAATTTTGGCATATTGTGGCATAATGCTGACGCACTGTACCTAAACTAAATTGTTTGCTATTACCATTAAATGGATTATTTTCTAAGTTTACTGGAACTTCATAAAAACCATATTCGCTTACTTGCTGACTATACGCAAGTACTTCAATGATATCACCATCAACATATCCAGTGCCATTTAATGTAATAGTTGATACATTAGTTGTAGTATCAATTAATAAAGTGTATGATGATGGAAGTTGATATACGTCATTGATAAAAACTTGAACAGGCGGCACATCTAACGTAGTTTCAATCACAATATCTAGTTGTAGCGGTTGACCATCATATGTAAACTGAAATTGTTGTCTGGGCAATGATGGAATAGCAGCAATTTGCCAGCCAATCTCAAGACTGAATGTAACTCTATCGGAATATTGATATACAAATCCACTACTGACATCCACTGTTACTCCCGATGTTTCAGCAGGCGTGTATATAAATGTATCAGTATATAAATTATTAGTGAACAAAATATCACCAATATTATTGATACCATAGAAATCTAATGGAATTCCTAATACTGAATCAACGGGGTTATTTGGATTTTCTGCATAACTTAGAAGTTTACATCCTGTAAAGTTAGAACTTGGATATATTGTTGAATCACTAAAACTATATCCACTACTATCAAATACATCAAACAATGGAGCTTGATTAACAGAATTTTTTTGCTGAGAATCTACCCATGTCGTGCCATTATAGTAAAAACTTTGACCCTGAACACCAATAGTACCCCCAGAAATATAAGTTGCAGTAGTATTACTAGCAAAGCTAACTGAAAAAGTCGTACATGCAGTTACAATATAATTTCCATTATAAGAAGCTGGTAATATTTCTGATACCGAAATAGATTGTCCAACTACATAAGGAATGCTTGATCGTGGGGTAAAGTTTAGAGTAACGCTAGTGCCTGTTCCAGACGCTGATGTAACTGGCAATGTAAGACCGTTAAGACATACCGTTGTTTGATTAAATGAAACTGGACTATAACTTGTTGGTACCAAATCAATGATAGGGACAGTTGTAGTTTCAGGATCAGGAACAATAAAGTTCACAGTGAAAATTTGATTACGCACATCTGCATTAGAATCAGCAGCAAATATAACTAAACTGCCTTGTACAAATTCGTATCCATTAACACCATATCCCAATTGACCATTTACATTTAATAATGCGTTAGTTTGGGTAAAATCAATGACGTTAACAGCTGGCAATCCTTCTGTGCCAAAGTTAAATAATTTTGTACCAGCTCTAAACTCTAAAATAGGACGGGCTGCACGTTGTAAACCAGTATAACTAGGAGTTACATTATTATAGGCAGCAGCAGCATCAATAACATCAACATGAAACCACCTGTTACTGCGAGTCCATGGATTTAAATCAAGACTAGCTATGCTGATTGTAATATAATCAGGAACTACAGGTTGTCCACTATCATCATTAGCATAAGGTTCCACTGCAATTAAGTTAGAAGCAAGTATTAGTTTTATTCCAGACCCAACGCCCTGTACATAGTAAGTATTGTTTACATATGATGTAGGGAATACATTGCCTTTAAATATAATCTTAAGTCCATTGGTAAATGTTATGCCGTTTGGGCTAGTATAATTTAGTTGACCTAAAATATCAGTTTCAACATTGATATATGAGTTGATACTAACAGAATTTATTACACCACCAGTACTATACGTTCCAGTATATGTACTTGCGTAAGTTACTGATGTTGTAGTACAATCTAATACTGTATAATTTCCATTATATCCGGTTGGAGTAATTTCCGATACAATAATTGTACTTCCAATAGAGTAAGGAGCTGATGTCTGTTCTGAAAAAGATAATGTCACTTCTGTTCCAGATGCTGAAAGCCCGCTAATAGCCAATGCAGGAATACTTGGATTAATATTGCCATCAATAAGATTGATTACACCAAAAATACTTGGATCTTCACTATCTTGATAGTATAACCGTGGCAATGCTGCAGTAAGTAATGGCATTTGTGTAAAGAATCCAGACGAATTCTTATACCACTGTGTATTAACATATTGAGATCCAAAAGAAACAATAAATTGTGTTAAATCAGCAATAGAAAAAATGCTATTAAGCTGAATAAAATCTACACCGCCTTTGTTTACATATTGAATTTGCCATAAACTTGCTTGTACCGCAGGATCAGTAATAGGAATAGCTTCTGCAAATCCAGTAGTATCATATGATCCTACTTGAAAATTCTGACCTGTTAAAAGTGGATCAAATGGTTGCACGTTATACCATCCGCCAGGGGCAGGGTCTGACGATTGAGTAGGAAATACAAGTGTCCTACCATTTAGATTAGTGATGCCGTCAATACCATCAGGATAAGTAGCTAAAAATTGTTCAACAGTAATACCGTTTATTTGGTCAAATTGTATATTATCACAAATTAAATCTACTACTCCTGTTGTTGCGGTAGGGTAACCAATATATGGCATAGAATAGTAGAAATTCTGTGCGCTGACATCAGGAACATTAAATGTAACTGTGCCTAAATCCGTGCCGTTGTTTGACACACCAAGCACATCACGGCTGCTGATATTCCTTGACGATGGCAATTTACCATCAACGCCAGGCGCAGATTGAATCCAAAAATCTGGACCAGTGCCTGGCTCAGCACTAATAATATCAAACTGTCCACGGAGATTAAATTCTAAATCATTACTGTAATATAAAGTATCTGGTGCATTTTGAGGCACAGTAAATGTAACTAACCCTTCGCCTGCTCCATTATTAGTAACTCCATCCGACCATAAATTTGTAGTGCCAAAACTTGGTTGAGTTTTGATATAAAACGCAAGATTAACAGTTTGTACTAAATTAAACACATATGTGTTGCCGCGAATAAGGGTTAATGTAGGATTGGCAACGGAATTTATAGTCCAACTACTAGTCCCTCTGTTAGTAACACGATATTCTATAGTAGCAGGTGTATTTTGTGCTATAACAAACTTATATTTGCCATTACGTACTAAAGTCAATGCTGGGTTATTTCCAGAATAATCAGTAAATGTGTACGCTCCGTTACTACGAGTAACATTAAAAGTTTGTTCAGTGGGTATTGAAGTAGGTGCAACAGTAACTAAGTCTGGTCCGTCAGGCAACCAATAATACTGAGAATAGTTATTATACTTGTCAAAATCTACAAAAGGATCCCAGGTGTAATATTCGCTTTCAAATAATCTATCTGCCTGCTCAGTAATGCCACCTTGTGTATTAAGAGCATTAATAATTCCAGGGTATGTAATAGCATCATTAATTTTTAATGTGATAGGATCAATACTTACCACACCCGGTTCTAATTGGTAATTGTTACGAGTAGCATTTGGCTCAATGACATAGCCGTCAGATGGTATTACACCAGGCCCGACTTTTCGTCCGATAAAACCTTGAGTCTGTTTGTATTTTGGTTCTTGGATTAATTGATCAAGTGTAGCTGTTAAAAACTGAGTGTTTACCGGTGTTTGGAATATTTCAGGTAAAAAATCAACAGAACGAATTTTTGCGGCCATTAAATTGCTCCACTACCAGGGGCAGTTTGTAAGTTAGTGCTAGTCAATGATTGAATAATTTCAATGTTGTTAATTGTGGCACCGTTAACAAAAATTTGATATGGAGCACATTGTATTTCATACAAATCACCAAATGATTTTTGTGGGTTAAGTGGAACTAATACAACAGAAGCCACATAAGTTCCAATTTGAGCATGAATATATGATGCTAGTTCAGAAAAATAAAAAGTCTGTCCAAAATTCCAATTAGCAATGTCAAAATACGCATTCATAGTTGATAGTACAAGATTTTGAATTTGATTATTGCTAGCATTAGTATTTGCAGCTGGCACAACTCTAATAATAGCCCGTAATGCTTCTGGAGCTTTACTTCCAAATAGTGGCAAAAATTCCACACTGTTAAGAATCATGTTATCACTGATCATTTTGTAATCTTGTAACGCAGCATACGATGTAGTTAACTCATTAATTGTAGGTGGCAAAGGTTGAGTAATAGTATTAGTTGTATCACGCACCCATGATGAATATGCTGTATAATATGATAGTGTTACTAGATATAAATCAATAATATTTGTGCTACCAGGGTCAATTAAATTGCTTAATGCTGAGTTATGGCGATATTGAAAATACAAATCTTGTCTTCCAACTTGCGCTACCCATCCTTGAGTCAATGTTAAAGTTCTAACTCCAGACAATGCCAGCGTTAATGTGTAAAAATTATTTTCTTGATAAGCATAAAATACTTGTCCGGTTGAATATTGTTCTTTAACCAGTTGAATCTGAGATACAGTAGCATAATCATCATTTACAATACCATTTGGTTGTAATATATATCTTTCTAAATTATCAAAATCAACAGTTAATTGAAAATACACATACGGCTGTGGAATAGTTGTGCTTGAAGGAGATACTCCAACAATTTGTTGGAAAAAATCTGGATCTAATGGAATACCATTGTTATTGTAATCTTGGTAACTAACTAATACTTGATAATCATCAACTAGTCCATCACTTAATACTGGTTGACCAATAATCTTAAGTGTCACATCTGTCATTAACGGTGAATTATTATCAGGTTGACTGTTAGAACGTAATACTTTAGCAAAATCAGAAATAACAGTACCAGATCTACTGTCGTAAATTGCCTGATCAGTACCAAAGAAAAATCTTACCTCTAATACGCTGCCAAAATAATAGTTGAGACTTCGTGATTGTACAGTATATTGTGATCCATTATAAGTCGCTTGAATCATCCAACTAGCATCAAGATTGGCATTTGTTGTATTGCCAGCATATGCTTGGCTCCATGTGGCATCTATGGCCAAATTGGCAGAAGTTATGATATACCATGAGTATGCCGTTCCAGTAATTGCGCCTGTGCTATCATATCCTAATCCAAAATTTTGTTTTAGATAAATTTGATTAAGAATAGATTGCTGAGTTTCTGAGTTAAACTTAGTGATTAACATTGGAATAACATCTACTGGAATTGCACCAGTTGGAACATATGTATTCAATACAACTGGCCCAGTTCCATCTATTAAATTGCCTAGCCCATCGTTAGTTCCATCTCCATCAATTGCAGTTGGACTAGCCCAAATTACTAGATGATCACCAGCTTCCGTTGGAATACCTGGTTTCAATTCATTTTTAGAATCAAAGTAATATCCAGATGGTGGAACAAATTTAATCAACGCTGTTTCATCAATAAAAAATGCGTTATTGCTTACTGTTGAGCCAACTGGTACCGGAACACCACTGCTATTTTGAAAATAGCCAGTAGTTTCATTTACTATAGTCGTGCTTTCATACCAACTATAATTTAAATTTGTTAAACTTGGTCGCGGAAAATAAGCATTATAAAATTGTCTAAATGTTTCCTGCGACAATACAGGAGTAATATCATTCAAAATAACATTATTAATGTCATTATTAGTTTGAAACGTAAATGTAAAAGCAGGCGTACTATTAATATACCACAATGCTCCATCCGATCCAAACACATTTGTAGATGAATATTTACCAGTAGGATCAACCAAATCTAAGTATCTGCTAGTTCCAATTGAACTACGATTAAGCGCAGCACTTTTAATAATAGAATTGTTTGTTGTAAATGGAAAATTAGTATAATCTTCTCCATTAACCATACGGTTTTGTGTATAATAACGGGCAGGAGCACGTTGCTTAATCTGATCTATAGTTTCACGAGCAGCAGCGTTAGTAACAGGTGAAGTAATTCCACATGTAAATGTAAGAGTTTCAATCTGACCACTACGACTTACGTATGATATAGGAATTTGCACAGACTGCATATTTTCTGTATTAATAATATACTGTAATCCGTTTGATGATCTTACATAGTTACGAAATTGACCAACAGGAATAGTAGCAAACACATTATCACCAAATACTAACGTAATTTGATCATTAGTTCTACTAGTAACAGAGTATACATCACGAAGATTAGGAGTCATTTGCTCAACTGCAGCTTCATAAATTGAAGGAACTTTTGTCCAAATTTTGTTAACGCTACCTACGTTATCAAGCTGATATAACCAAACGTCAGTTTGATTAACACCTTCAATATTAATATTAACTGTACGATTTGATATTTGCTCTAGTAAATTAAAATCTTGATTTTGTAATGTACCTTGTTTAAAATAAAAGAAAAACCCGGTATTAGCAGACTGGTATCCCATCTGATCATTACGATATAAAATATTAAACTGCCCGTTTGGCAATGGAGGCGGCTCATATATATAAGTTTCAGCAAGTGATGTAGCATTAACTACCTCAAATGGCATATTAACTCCATTAACAGTTGCAGTGAACGGCACAACTGGTAGATAACCGGGAACTAAGTTAATAGTATATTCACTTGTATCTACGCCTAGTATAACTTGCTCATTGCCTGGTGAACCAACAAACTGAGTGTCAAGTAATGATGCATTAAGAATAGCCGTAAATTGTTCTTGCCAATCAAAATTACTAGGGTCAGCCCAGTTAACGTTTACATTAGCTAAATTTAATCCATTGTAATCTGTTACATTTTCAGTAGTTTGAATTGAAAATACCTTAAGATAACCGTTAGCCTCTGTATTACGTTCAGGATTATAAGAAACTAAATTTGCAAGTTTAATAACGCTATCTCTGCGCTCTGCTGTATCAATGTAATTTTCACGAGTATTTAAATCTGTACGGAATGCTAATGATTGGCCCATAAACGCCATTACATCCAGTAATGCTATGAATTCTGAAGATTCAATGTAGTCGTTGAATGTCTCAGGATAGTATTGACGCAAGTAATCTATAAAACTCTTTCGTAAGGTCTCAAAATCGTAGCTTTGGAAATTTCCTTCACTGTAGGTTTGATAGATTTTTTTCCAATCTTCAACTCCAAATAATACGGTTTGTCTTGTAGTCTTTGCCATAGCCTTTCCAATGTTACAGTATTTATACTTCTAATAATGTGTGTACATTATGTTAGACGTAACTGGCAGATCGTGAATTTTCGTCAAAGAAAATAGATAATATCTCTACCGAAGTGGTTGCTACTGTTTGTAGATTAAGCTCAAGTAATATGCCATTAGCTTGTGGATACATGACAATATTGTTAAGATATAATCTAGGATCTCCAGCAATTACTCGCTGAACTTCGTCATAAATTGCTGTTTGCAAATCTACGCTTTGATTTTCAAATAAAAATGTCCATAAAATTGTACCGTATCCAGGTCTACCCACCAGTTCACCTTGTCTGATGTTAAATGCGTTAAGTAAATCTTGTTTTATTAGTTCATAATCAACTAATACAAAATTTTTGTTTTGGTTAACAGTAGAAAATCCAACAAATGTAGCCATAATGTGTATTTATCTTAGAATATTAACTGGTCTATTGCCAATAACTTGAGTTGCTGATTGTGCTTGTGCTAGAATTCTAGTTGCAGCACTAATGTCAGCGGAAATTCCTAAACTTTTTATTGATGGAAGAGCATACATAGGAGAAGCAATAAGTGCTGATCCAATAACACGAGTCACAGCAGCATCAAGAGTAGATCTATTAACTGTATTACTGAATGCAGCTGCTGGTTGTATTCTAGATATTAATCCACTCAATGAAAAATTACTAAAACTTGAAGCAAATTGTGCTGCTTTAGCAATAGTGTTAACTACTGTATTGATCTTAGCACTTACTTTTGCTAGTGCTGGAGGTATTGGAACTAAACTTCCTACCAACGCACCAATTCCGGCAGCGTTTGATATAAAGCCACTAGTGGATCCTGCCGCCCAACTAGTTGCAATACCAACTCCATATCTGCTTCCTATAGCCATTAACGCACCAACATCACCGTTTACCGATGAACCTAAAACAGCTGCCATTCCTACCGCTGTTCCGTTATTTAATCCAGTGGATAATCCTGCTACTTGGCCTGCTCCTGTATTAAACCCAACTGCCCCTGTGGCCAATGCTGACATTCCATAGCTATAAATTGCACTAGAATCAGATCCAAAACTTTGTACTTCCGGTGGAACTGTTCCAACTGGTATTATATTAGGATCAACTACTCCATTTGTCAATCTAGGAGTGGCAGTAAGCAAAGTAACCGCTGATGCAGTAGCTAACGTGCCATCTGCTGTATAAACATGACCCGTACTGATGCTAGGTGTAGTAACTCTAGGAGTAGGTGGTATAATAGAGCCATTTGCAACTAATTGATTGTAACTTTGATCAAGTAACAGCTCTTGTATCTGATTTTGTATTGCTAAATCTCCTAATATGTCATAAACGCTTGTAATATTAAATTTTCCTGACCACGGGGTAGGTGAACTCATGAAATCAACAAAATTATCAGGATTATCTCCGGTAGTTTCATTAAGAGGACAATATAACTGACTCATGCCAGGCTTTACTATTCCAGCCTGTTCAAGTTGACTACAATTAAATCCATAAATGCCAATTCCATCAGCTTGTGTAAAAGTATTAACATCATTTTGAGCAAGATTAGCTAATTGCGCCATCAAAGCTTGTGTTTCTTGAGATGATAACTGTCCTGCTTGCAATGTCATGTTAGTTCTTCCATTAGGAGTACTAACCACTTGTATATAGTTTGCTGATGTTACAGGATTACTTACTGATACTGTCGTTAATTGTGGTAATTCAATTACCACTGGCATATTGGCAATAACCGCCATTAAAGTTTTATCATCTACACCAGCTGTGCCTCGCTGTAGTCTTGTAAGTCCAAAATTACTTAATGCCTCGGTAGGATGTAATAGGGTATCACCTTTATTGTATCCAACAAATGTACCTGCTGCCACTTGTGAATAAAAAATTTTATCCGCTTGTGCTTGTGTGGTATCATTTGGAGCATTTAGTTGATATTTTGATCCAGACGGTAGAGTATATTTAAAAATTGCCATATTAATTTGTCTTAGTTATAGAAGTACCAGCTGGAATAGTTGGAGCACTAGGAGGACTTGAGTTAGTTCCATCTCCAAGATTAACATTAACTTGAACTCCTTGGTTATGATACGGCCATGGTTCATGTGCTGGTGCTCTAGTAACAATACTTTCAGTTCCCGCTGATTCAACCTTAAACCCAGATGCAGTGTTAAAACTGCTAGCTGGCATTGTATATTTTACTAAACCAGTAGGAGCAGATACACTTGCCGATGATCCTGAATTTAAATCTATTGTTCCACCTTGTAATGCCAAACTACCACCACCTTGCCAAGCTCCAGATTTACTATCAAGTGTCAATTGTCCGTTACTTTTAACTCCTATTGTTGATTGACTGAACAATAGTAATTCTTCCTTAGTCGCACAAGTAAATTTGCCTTGACTTTGCATTGTTGTAGATACATTACTCATCATATTGATATTTCCGCCAGCCCAGACATTAAAATCTTTATCAGCATGTAAATTCATTGTACCTTCTGTGCGTAAATTAATAGAATTTGTTGTGTAAACATCAAGTGTACCTTCTAATCCAAATTCTAACCATACTTGTCCATTAGCATGAGCAATATAAAGATTGTTTCCATCGTCACTCATTGTAATTTGATGACCTTTAGCTGTACGAATGCGAACTACTGCGGTTTTGCCATCAGTTGCGCCGTCATCCATTACTACACTATGTCCACCAGTACGACCAACAATGTTAGCATCATCAGAGGTTACTTCTCCTGATTCTACTTTTTGTTTAATTGTTGCGTCTTGCATGCCACCCTGATATATTGGTCTACCTGGCGTACTTGTGCCATATGTGTTACTTGGACTTTCTCGTTGACTAGATGAATCTATTGGTCCACGGATAGGATCACTGACTGTGCCCTGTTGAAACATAGTTGCTGCCTGATAACTATGTACTGGCTTTTCTTTGTTATAAAATTCTGGACTGTCTGATATTTCTGTATTAGATTCTGCATTATTAATTTCAGTTGTTGGTAACTGTGGACTATTAGAAAAATATTTTTTTTGATCTTCATTTTGTTTGACCGCATTTTTAACTGCGCCAATTGCAGGTACCATCTGATTAATACTTTGTTCGGGAACAACACCTATAAAATATCCTTGTGTAGGATCACCAGCAACGAAAAAACACATTAATTGTGTGCCAATATCAGGAGAACCAACTGCTGAACCATAGCTTTGTTGATTACTTGTTGAACCGTAAGTTCCTACCCCAGATGATGTGCTTGTTTTTGGTGTTGATCCACCTTGTTGACGCACAGGAGATACAGTTCGCCATAATGTTTCATCATTTTTATCACCGCCGCCAAATTGTTCAATATAAACTTGAACTCTTCCTCCTCTAGTAGGGTCAACATTATTCATGATTTCGCCTATAAAAGGGCCAAAATCAGCAGGTGTGCCACCCTTATCAAATTTATATGATGATGATCTGCCGGTTGATCGTTGTACATTAACTGCCATTATTCGTCCTTTGAAGCCATTTGTTGTGGATTGGCTCCGTTTATTGGTGTGGTTGTTGTTGTTGTATTGCTAGTAAGAGCACCTGCTGCCCGTAATTGGGCATCAAATTTTGTTAATGCTAATTGTTGTGCTTCTGCCCTTGCCACCCAGTCCGGAGAAACTCCTTTTGCCTCTAATTTTCTTGCTTGTTCGTTAATATAATCTAGGTAATCTTTTGCACCCTTAGGATCATTTTGTCTAAAAACAAAGTAACTTACGCTACTATTAGTAGTAGTCTCTGTTCTTGTACCTACTGTAACTCCGCTAGATGTTGGCGGTTTAGCAGGAGTAACTGGTTGAGTACCACGATTTACTACAGGAGGAGCTATATCCCTAGATTGCGTAAGATTATTAACTGGAGGATTGACTTTTGTGCCAGGAATATTTGCAATAGGAGCTGTTGCAACCGATGAATTTGAACTACCAGGCGGTGGTGTCTGAGAAGCTGGTGTTCTTGCTGGAGAAGGGGTAAACCAATTGGTAACACCATCTATAATTCTTGATATCAATGATTTTTCTTCAACAATGAATTTTTTAATTTGAAGAGCACTTAGATTTTTAAGGGCTGATCCTTCTAACTCTTGTTCAAATCGTCCTTTACTAAATGTTGATGTAACTGTCATTGCCCTATACGCTGCGCTTGCCTGTGGAGGAGTTTTTGACAAATTGTTAGAATTACCCTGTGTTGCTGAAGAATTTATATCTACCAATCCTGTTCCTAATTCAGGAGCTCCTCCATTATTATAATCAGCAGGGCTATTAAAATTAATAGCAAACACCACTTCTTGAGTTTCAGGACATACTGTTCCGTTAGGATAAAATCCATCATAACACATATCTTTCTCGTTCATTCCTAAAATTTCACCCTGTAATAACCACGCAGGATCTCCTACAATTTTAATATTAACCATTTTCATATCAGCAAAACTATATAAAAAATCTGCTGCAGTTGCGGCAGGTTCATTAGCATCACTAGGTGAACCTTGGTTACTCTTCGTTGATGGTTGAGCAGTTTTTATTACACCTATATTGTTTAGATCACCTGTATTATTGGCAAGTGCATCACCTTGTCCACCTTGTAACCTAGATATTCCGTCAGCTATACTACCGCCATTTCCAGCTATTGTTCGGTACAAAGTTGGAAATTTTTGTGAATAGCTTAACACTTGTGTATTCAATCCTGTAAACCAATAATCATATAGCTTATGTACACCACGAAACTGAGATTCTGGAAAATAACTACTATCCATTTCATTAATTGCATATGGAGTTACAATATATGTAATACGGTATGCATAATCATTTCTTTTTTTATCTATTACATCACTAATAGGCACAGAATTAACTAATATCTTAAACCAAGCTGTGGGTTTATTTTTCTTAGAAGAAGTATTGGTTATATTAGGAGCAGCTACATCAAGGGTATTGGCAATAGATGTTTGCTGATCAGTAATATAAGAACTATTACGAACCACTTGCTCAATAACCTGTAATATTTGAGTACCCTGAGAGACTCCTTTATTATGAGAATTAGTTTTAGCTGTGCCAGAATTTGCACCAGTCTTTGCTGCTGCTGTATCACTTGAATTCATTGAAGTTGTTTTGAAATCAATAGAACCAGGATTTTTTACTTTAGCAGAAGCTATAATACTAGATGCAAATTTTATTTCATAAACATTGGCAATTTCATATGTTTTGTCTTTTACTAATTGCTGTTCATGAGCATTTAACATATCACATAAACCTTTAGTTTCTGGTCCAGGTAAAGAGCCTGTTGTTATCAATGAACCAATAGCAACTGCCCCCTTATATGCACTTCGTATTTGATAAAAAGGATTAACTGCGTTAACTGCAGCTTCTAAAATTGTAGGAGGTCTGTTTATTCCTACTCTACCTAGTTGTGTTGCCATAATAAGTTCCTTATATTACCTGGGTATTTGGGTCAAATGATCCGGCGTCAGTATTAGTTGGACTATCTTTTGGGCCAGGTGGCGATGATGCAGCTGAATTTTCTCTACCATCAACTAAATTTCCTTGTTGTTCAGATAAGGTAGCAAGAATAGAATTTTTACCTGACAATATTTGACTTACTGTTTCTCCAGTAAGATCAACATTCATCGGCACACTTCCCAACGCAGATGATGCTGCTGTAGTATATTGTTGTGGAGCGCCAGTTATTTGATATATAACTGACCTACTTTCAACTGAAAAATCAATATTTGTTATTTTAAATGGATAATATCTAGTTAGTATAGCATTTTCTATGTTAGGGACTGCCCCGGGAAGTCCGGTATCTCTGCTAGGATCAGTTATTAAATTTCCATCAATATCCCATCCATAAAATGATACAACTAAACAATAATCAGTGTTTACTGGTGCCGCGCCAGAAATACCATCTCTAATAGCATAATTGAGATTTGGAATTAATGTTAATCCGTTAGGCTCAGATACCTTAAATGAAAGTTCTGCTACTTGTGAAGCACTGGCATTAGTAACTACTGTTTTTATTACCAAATCATCTAGGTAATAATCTAGGGTAAAATATTTATTTCTATTTGGAATAGATGTATCAATATCAGGTTGGGAAATTACATTATTATTAGAAAAAGCAACACCAGTTTTAACAACCGCGTGTTTCTGCTGAGATGCTCCTCCACTTTGCATTAACAAAGACCAATTGCCAACTCCAACTCTTGACGTTGCGGTTGCTGGATCTTTTTCTGTTATTCCCCTAACATAATTTGCAAGTCCCCTAAAAAATCCAACTTTTCTATTGGCACTACCATTAAGTGCTGCATATTGAGCGGGTGATAACATGTACCAGGCAATATTGTATGTATAACTAGCAAATTGATCCAAAATATTAGCACGCGGCCTAACAAAATTACTTTTGTTGCTATCTGAATTTATTATAACTTCTCGTTGAGACTGTCTAGGTGGTAAATTAGGATTGTCATCATTTGGCCAGGCAGGCGCAGGTGCTTGCGTGGCTCCACGATCTTGCCCCCTAATTGTAGCATTTGGATTACCATATGCTGCTCCACCTGGCACAAGAGTTACAAATTGTTCACGATGAATGTATGGGCCAGTGCTAGGTAGGCCGCGTTGGGTATCATTTGTTGTTCTTTTTGGATCATTTGTGCCGGTATCATCAATTTGTGTTGCCTGTGCTTTTAATCCTTTTGGCGGGGTGGCAGTTGTTCCAGGTGCTGGTTGATTGCTAACAGGAGTTTTTGTCGGAGTTCTTACAGTTGGATCACGAAAAATAGTTCTTTTGTTTCCATTAGCATCTATTTCAACCGTTGTATTTGCTTCTCTTACCTTACTATATGCTGCTTCTGCAGCATCCAAATACTTAGTATTTTTAATTGCATTTATTTCTGCTCTTCTGAAAACCTCGTTAGTTTGTGACGTAGCAGGAGGAAGAGCAGCAATAATTGCGTCAGCTTCATCTTTTCCTTTTATAATTCTTGCTACATCTTTTGGATCTGTAATTAATGTACCATTTACCGTTACCGGAGGAACATTTTTTCCATCTTTAGTACCAACACCAACAGACGCCATATTAAAATCCCAACGTTGATTTAAGAGTGTTGATTTTAGGAAGATAAATTTGCGTTCCAGAAGTAAAATCAAGTGGCGGTGCCATTAATGTATTTGGATTGCGTTGATAAAATACCCACCACAGATTGCTATTATCATACAAATCGTATGCAAGCAAATCTGGTCTATATTGATATGTTAAATTTATCATGAAATATTGATCGTCCGGCAATTTTGGTATAGAACGATTAATCATTACATCTAAAAAATATTGACTATATTGCGTCTCATAGTACGGGCTGGTTTGATCGTAGTTTGCTGGCATTACCAGAATCCTCCTCTAAGTTGATTTCCGTTAGCATATTGCTTAAGACTAAACTGTTTACTAACTTGTTCTCTAGTATTTACAGGATGTAACACGATACTTAAATCTATTTTAGTAGGAACATATGTAGGATTAGCTAATGCAGCATATGGCACAGTAGGAGGACTACCAAACGGCATACTAGAAAGTGCGCCCTTTGCTAACCTAGCATTTGCTAATCGCTGTGATGGTGTTGCATTAACAGTATAAGTAGACTCTTTTCTATTATTTCGTTCTGTTAAATTAGTTAACATTTGATTAGTAATGTGTGCTCTAATATAATCAACATCTTCTGGTAAATTATATGTAAAACTAGTAAGCAAACATGGATGATTATTAAATTGAAATTGTCCTAGACCAGTTAAAAATAATAATGGTGGCGGAGTTCCTCGTTGAGCATCTTGGCCGTAAAACATTTTTCCTGCTGAACGAAAAAAGTGTATCACTGCAAGTAAATAATTTGCTTCTGCAGTATTTTGTGCTGTAAATTTTGCTGAAATTTGCACATCACCAACTTGGCTATTTTGATAGTAATATCCACGAAAATTAGAATGTGTTACATCATATGGCTGATAAGTTGTTTTATATGACATGTCAATTTTAGGTGTATATGGAAATACTATACCATTAGTTGCCTTCAATGGCTGTAATATACCTGGATCAGGATCATTGTACAAATAGCCTGCGTTTTTACCTAAACTCAATCTAACACGCCAGTCATAATTACTAGAATTATCACCTAGAATTATTGCCTGTGCAGGTTGACTTCTAGCATTTTCAACGCTTGCCTGTATTTCATTTGCTCTTGGACTTTGAGTGGCAAGCTGCTTAGCATAAGTTGCTCCACCCTGAGTATTTTTAAATTCATCTGGCGAATTAGCTGCAGCGGGTGCTATAGCGGCAGCAGCAGCTGGATCTACTGTTGGATTTACTACTGATCTTGCTGCATTTGCTCTTGCTTGTCCTCTTAGGCTGGTAGGATCTAGTGCGGGTCTAGCTGGATCCACCGCAGTTCTAGCTGGAACTTGTGGATTTGTTGTTGGATTTACAGGAGGCGCAGATGAGTTTACTGCAGGAGCAGACCCACCTTGAGCAAAAAATTGTGATCGTGCCGCAGGGTTAACTGGACTACCCGTTGCTATTGCAGCGGAAACTGCTGCCATTTGTGCAGGCGACAATTGCGATCCCGGAGTCCACGGTTGTCCGGCTATTAGTATTATTGCGGCTGTTGCCATTGTATTTTCCTATATTGTTATTTATATGTTAAATAATGTACAGATATTATACTAAATAACTTGACAATTGATTAAATTGTGTTATACTAAAATTAACTTAGTAGGAGACATAACTAGTGGCCACAAAACCCGTAGTAGCACCAGTAAAAAAAGTCATTTATCTCAATAATAGAGATTTGTTAAAACAAATTCATTTAAGCAAAAATACATATTGTTCATTCTTAGATCCTAAAAACGATCATCAATATGACATGATTTTGCCTAGTTTGAGTAAAATTAATCAACGAACAGTAGCAGAAGCCAGACGAAATCGGGCTGATCGTATCAAAAAAGAAACAAAAGTAATAGTTGATCCTACTAAAATACCAAACACTGATGTAGTATTCCGTGTATCTTGCTGGGAACATATACCAATAGCTCCTAAAAAGATACCAAAGAGCGCAACCAAAAAGAAAAAAATTGAAGATATATTTGATATTGAAATAGTAGACGAAGAAGATATTTTAGATTTAATTTTGCCAGATCCAATTGATGACACAGCAAAAAAATATCTTAGACTTCCATTTCCGCCATTTTATCATTATAGACTAGATGAAAATAAAAAACCTTATCTAGTTGGCAAAAGTCATTGGAAAGGTGATCTAGAAACAGGTGAATTCTGCAAAGATCATGGAACTATGACTCATACCCTAGCAACTATGTTTATTAAACTATGTGACCGTTATGCGACAAGATCAAATTGGCGAGGTTATACCTATAATGAAGAAATGCGTGGTGCTGCTCTAGTACAATTGTCACAAATTGGTTTACGATTTGACGAAAGTAAGTCTCAAAATCCATTTGCATATTACACAGCAACAATTACTAACTCATTTACACATATTTTGAACTCTGAGAAGAAAAATCAAAATATTCGTGATGATTTGCTTGAACAACACGGATTAACACCATCATGGTCAAGACAGAACTCAGGTAGACGAGAGGCACATGCACATGGACCAGTAATTAACATTCCAGTTGACGAATATAATCAAGATTAACCATTTTAATTGTATTCTACTAAGCATTAGTTTATACTTGGCATTATGACAAATCTATTTAAGAAAGCAGCGGTATGTACCGATATTCATTGGGGTTTAAAATCCAATAGTTTAGTACATAACCGTGATTGCGAAGCATTTATTGACTGGTTTATTGATAAAGCCAAGGAAGAAGGCTGTGAAACCGGTATGTTCCTTGGTGATTGGCATAATCATCGTGCTTCAATCAATTTACAAACACTTCAGTTTAGTGTACGTGCATTAGAAAAATTATCTAAGGCATTTGATAAATTTTACTTCATTCCTGGCAACCATGACTTATATTATCGTGATAAACGTGATATTCATGGCGCAGAATGGGCTAAACACATTCCAAACATCATTATTGTAAACGATTGGTTCACAGAAGGCAATGTTACAATTGCTCCATGGCTAGTAGGTGATGATCATAAAAAAATTCAGAAACTAAGTGGTCAATATATGTTTGGCCACTTTGAATTACCTCATTTTAAGATGAATGCCATGGTAGAAATGCCAGACACAGGTGAAATTAAGGTAGATCACTTCACCGGCTTTGAAAGCGTGTATAGTGGCCACTTTCATATGCGTCAAAAGAAAGAAAATGTCACTTATATTGGTAATTGCTTTCCTCATAACTTTGCTGATGCAGGAGATAGTGCTCGTGGCATGATGGTCAAAGAATGGGGCATGGAAGACAAGTATTTTTCATGGCCGGGACAACCATTATATCGTGTACTTAAGTTAAGTGATGCAATTGACAACGGAGCAAGCATCTTTCAACCCAACATGTATGTTCGTGTTGAGTTGGACATTGGTATTAGTTATGAAGAAGCTAATTTCATTAAAGAAACATTCATCAAAGACTATAAATTGCGCGAAATGGCGTTAATTCCAGTTAAAACTAACTCAGTTGATACTGATTTAGCTCCGGGAGAGATAAAATTTGAGTCAGTAGATCAAATTGTCACTGATCAAATTACAAATATTGAATCAGAATTCTATGATCCTAAGTTATTACTAAAAATTTACCAGAGTCTATGATTAATATACAGAATTTGACAGTAAAAAACTTCATGAGTGTCGGAAATGCTACTCAAGCAATAAATTTTGATCGCAGAGACCTAACTTTAGTACTAGGAGAGAATTTAGACCTAGGCGGAGACGGATCTCGCAATGGAACAGGCAAAACTACCATCATCAATGCATTATCATATGCTTTATATGGTGTTGCTCTAAGCAATATCAAGCGTGATAACCTAGTTAACAAAACTAATGGCAAAAACATGATAGTATCCTTGGATTTTGCTATAGGTGATCAACAATATCGTATTGAACGTGGTCGTAAGCCTAATTTGCTTAAGTTTTATGTCAATGACAAAGAAACCGAAGCCAAAGACAACGCACAGGGTGATAGTAGAGAAACCCAGAGTGAAATTGAAGATATGTTAGGCATGAGTCATGACATGTTTAAGCATATTATGGCGCTTAATACATACACTGAACCGTTTTTATCACTAAAAGCCAACGATCAACGCACTATTATTGAACAATTACTTGGTATTACGTTACTGAGTGAACGTGCTGATCGTATCAAAGAGCTAAATCGCACTACGAAAGACAGTATTCAAGCTGAAGAAGTTAGAATTCGTGCTGTACAAGACGCAAACAAACGAATAGAAGAACAAATTGTCTCACTAAAACGTAGACAGACACTTTGGACTACTAAAAACACCGAAGATACAACAAAACTTGAAGCAGCATTAGCTTCATTACAGGAAATTAACATAGATTTAGAAATTCAAGCGCACAAAGATCACTCATCATGGGATCAAAAGCGTAAGGACATCAATGAACTAACTACACAAATCAGCAGAGTTAAATTAGATATTGCTAGAGAAGAAAAATCAATCAGTAGGCTACTTTCTGAAATCAAAACGCTTGCAAATCATGAGTGTCACACGTGCGGCCAAGAGTTCCACGATAGTAAGTATGAACAGGTGTTATCTACAAAACAGAAAGAACTAGAAGTCTCACAAGCAGCAAATAAAGAATACAACGAATTACTAATAGATTTAAACGATGCACAGCTATCACTTGGCATATTAGGCAAACCACCTAAGATGTTTTACGATAAAGAAGAAGATGCAATTCAACATCGTGCTACTATAGCTGGTCTACAAGTTCAATTAGAAAATAAACGAACAGAAATAGATCCGTATGCTGATCAAATTACTGAAATGACTGAGCAAGCACTGGCAGAAGTTACATATGATGCGTTGAATGATTTGACTAAAGTACAAGAACATCAAGAATTCTTATTAAAATTGCTTACAAGCAAGGATAGTTTCATAAGAAAAAAGATTATTGAACAAAACTTATCATATCTTAATACAAGATTAACTAATTACTTAGATCGTATTGGACTACCACATACTGTTATATTTCAAAATGATCTGTCAGTCAATATCGAAGAGCTAGGTCGTGAGCTTGACTTTGATAATCTATCAAGGGGCGAAAGAAATCGCTTGATCTTATCAATGGCATGGGCATTCAGGGATGTGTTTGAATCATTATATACTCCGATTAATCTTCTGTTCGTAGACGAAATGATAGATAACGGACTTGATTCACAGGGCGTTGAGTCTGCATTGGGTTTATTAAAACAAATGGCACGAGAGAGAAATAAATCAATATGGTTAGTAAGTCATAGAGATGAATTGACAGGAAGAGTAGAGAATATTCTCAAAGTAATAAAGGATGGAGGCTTTACCAGTTATAATACAGATGTGGATGTATCATAAAAATATGAGTGTTATTATAAAGACTATAACTAGTAGATGTTATGGCTTTTTGAAAACACCCATGTTGAGATACTACCAGAAGATTGTGTCGGATTTGTTTATTGTATTACCAATAACATATCAGGCAGAAAATATATTGGAAAAAAATTAGCAAAATTTAGTAAGACAACATACAAAGTAGTAAAACTTAAGAACGGCACCAAAAAACGAAAGAAAATCAGAAGCAAAGTGGATTCAGACTGGCAACAGTACACCGGCAGCAGCATAGAATTAAATAAAGACATCGAAAAGTTAGGCATCGAAAACTTCACTAGGGAAATATTATATTATTGCAAAACCAAATCGGAATGCAGTTATGTTGAGGTTAGGGAACAGTTTAAGCATCGTGTATTAGAAAGTGATGATTACTATAACGGACAAATAGTTTGTCGTATACATGGTAGTCATATTAAAAACAAAATTTAAATCATTAGATAGGCATCTCAGTAAGGCATCAAAAATTTTTCAGTGAAATATTACTACCGCACCAACTCGGAAAGTAGTTATGTTTACTGCGAAACTATTAAATCATTATATAAAGCATCACACAAATCATTAGACAGGCATCAACAAGCAAAGTTAGGGGAAGCCCGAAACTATTGTCGGAACCAGTGAAACCCTGGGAGGCATCACACTGACAGCGTTTGGTCGAGGCGGCTCGACCCCCGTTGAGGATTGGTGAAAAACCCAATTCGGATAGAAGAGGCGCAAGCTTACTCGGGTGTCAAAGGCAAAAGCCAACTTAAGGCAACAAATGGTTTGGGCAACGTGAAAAAGATACGACCCATGCTTATAGGACTTTGATTTATTATAGGGTCACTAGGGTTCCGTTGATTTGTGAAGCTAGAGTAGGGGGTACCGGTCAACCGCCTCCGCGTGTGAAAGCACAATCTCTTTATAATAGGTGTCCTCAGTCTCAGACGAAGAGAACATTTTTTTCACCGTGCTTACGGTGAATTATGTCCTAGTTCTAGACGAATAGTATCAACTGCAACTACTAATAATAATGGAAAGAAATAAGACGAGCGTAAGCGAGTCTTAGATTAGCGAAGCTAATCTCTTAAAGGTAAAAGAAATTTAAGATATCCTTGACATTATGGGAGTCATGCCTGGAGAAAACAGAAAAAGGAGCTTAAAAAAATGGCAAGCCACTTTTTTTTGTGGTCTCCATGTTATCTTTGATAATACCACTAATTAGTTTTCTCTCTGACACACTTAGTTGCAAGGCTTGATCATATGGCAATCCACCTCTCATGTACCAGGACATGCGTAACGCCTCAAGTCTAATATCATTTATCTCCTTATCCATTTTATCAATGTATTTGGAGACGCTTTCAGCATCTAATACTAGGAGGCGCGCCCGAAAAAAGTTGTCATGTCCAATGTAATACTTTGTGAATATTGATTCTCACATGCATTACATTTAATAGTAACAGGTTGCATCTCTGCTTCGGCTTTATGTTCAACCACATAATTTTGAATAAGATTAAACAACTTACTATCACAGTTTTTCATGAATTCTGAGATATATTCTTGTTCTGTAACCATAGCTGATGGAGTTTTAATAGTTAAAATGCTTTGGCTTAATGCAGATACCGTCATTTCGGTCATGCGCTTTAGTGCATCAGACATAGCTGTTAGCTGAGTTTTATCAACCTCACCTTCCGATGATAATGATTGAAAAATACGCTGCTCATCAAATTGAATTTTATTATTATCAGACAGATTCTTGTAAGTCATTGGTCTAAAGTAAATCTCAATGTCTCCTTGTTTGATAGGAACTGCGTAATCTGGCTTTTTCATTCTATCAAGTACTGTGCGTAGGTCAACACCGTATTCATCTTCATTCTGACAACTAGGACATGTTGTTGAGAATGTCATTTCATGACCGTAACTAGCAATACGAATAGCTACTAGTATTGAATCAATGTCAATTGAAGGAATTGCCCAGGCATCTTTGATTGCTGGCACACAACTTTGGATTACATTGATAACAGCCTGTCCACTGAATAAGGCATCGGGTGTGCGGTATGTAATTTCATCTATAGCCGTCATGGGCAGCACAGGAACTTCGCCATTTTGTGGCATTTCAATTGCTCCCTCTGGATAATAATTTCCCTGGCTAGGCAATTTAATGTAAATTGATGGTTGTCTAAAGTATTGGCTTAGAGGATTCATGTTTTTTCCTTGTATAAATATTAGTTATGCAAGATCAAATGACACCAGAAGAAATTCAACACTATGTGGACGAGTACAATAGGGCGTTGGCCGAAGGAACACCTATAACCCAGGCACTTAGGGATTCGTTAAAAGATGCTTCTGTTGGTATTAAAGGATACTCTGCTCAATTACGGGCTAGTCAAAAGGCATTAACCGCAAATTTTCTAGATCTTGCAACAAATTTACAAGATGGTCAAGGTGGAGCTGCTACTTACAATAAAGTTGTGGCTGCCGGAGCTAAAACATTCTCAGATTGGAACAAAAATGCTAAGGATGGCAGTAATATACTGGGTAAATTTGTAGAAGGACTGGCTTTTTTAGAAAATAAAATAGCTGTATTAGCAGATCAACAGTACAAACTTTTTCAGGATTTAAGTAGATCAGGACTAGCTAAGGGCATGGATGATGCCTTTAAAAATCTACAGGCGGCAGGCTATACAGCAAAGGAAATAGGGGATTATGGTTCCCTAATGAAACAAAATTCCACTGTATTAGCTGTTATGAGTGGAACTGCCCAAGAAGGTCTTACTAAATTTTCAAAAATATCTAAAGAAATCACAAATTCAGGATTAGGTACGCAATTTATGCGTATGGGCATGACTATTCCTGATATTAATTCTGGCATAGCAAATTATATAAAATTCCAGCAGATGGGAGGACGAGCTATTGAGAAAGATAGCTCTGAGACAGTCAAAGCAGCTGCTGAATTTATGGTTCAGCAGGACAAATTAACAAAATTAACTGGCTTAAGTGCGGATGAGCAGAATAATATTCGCATGGAAGCAATGGCAACTGAGCAATATGCTGCTAGGACCTATGAATTACAGCAAATAGCAGCAAGAGGCGGCGAAGAAGGTAAAAAAGCTCAAGAAGAATTAAGATTTAACGAACAAGTATTAGCAGTGGCTAAGTCCTCAATGGGACCAGCTATGCAAAAAAATGCCACTATGTTCCTGGCAGGGGCTGTTAATAGCGAAGGTTATCATACATTTCAACGATCTTTGGGCAGGTCTGCTACTTATATCCAACAAGGCGGCAGAGATATAGGAGAATTTCAAAATAGAGTTGGTAAAGATACCACAGAAACCATAAAACAGTTTGGTGGTTTGGCTCGTGTTGGTGCTTTTGATAAAAACTTTGGACCTATGTCAGAGATAGCACGGGGTACAAATCTTGCAATGATGGATCACACTAAGAGTGTGAAAGGAGCAACAGCACAACAGAGGGAACAAGTTGATGGCAAGGAAGGTAATACATTTTTTCAAGGCGTTACTGCTAATACTGTTGAAACCTATCAAAATATTCGTGATTATGCTCAGTCAACAGAAAAAATACTTGATCTTGGAATGGGCGTTGTTACCTCATCGCTAGTAACATTTTCAGGAGTAGTGCAACAAGCAGCAGGAGTATTAGGACAACTAGCAGGCAAAGAAGGACAACAAGGCGGCGGATCAACTCTATTAGGTAAAGTTGGCTCAGCTGCAATGCTTCCTGTGAAATTTTTAACTGGTAGGTTATTTTCAGACGGAGGATATACAGGTTCTGGAGGTAAATATGAACCAGCTGGCATAGTTCATAAGGGCGAATATGTTATTGATGCAGAAACTACTAAAGCATTAGGATTAAACAAAACAGTTCCTGAATTTTCAAAAGGTGGATATACAGGAGATGGCGGTAAATATGAACCTGCTGGAATTGTACACACAGGTGAATATGTAATTGATGCAGAAACTACTAAATCATTGGGTCTTAATAAAAATATTCCTGGATTTTCTGGTGGCGGATATACAGGCGATGGCGCTCAAATAAGTGAAAAAATAGCCAAGGACACACAGGCAATTACACAATCTGGTCAAATGAAACCGCAGGAATTTGCGGCAGGTGAAATTAGACCTTCTCAGATATATGGACATCCTAAGTGGTTAGAAACATCTCAAGCTATGCATAAGAAGTACCCTGGAAATCCAGACAAAGCACAAGATGAAGCTAAACAAGCGATCAAACAAATAATTCAATTGGGTTTTGCTGATGGCGGATACACGGGACATGGTGGTAAATATGAACCGGCTGGTATAGTTCATAAGGGTGAATATGTTATTGATGCTGAAACTACTAAGGCATTGGGATTAAATAAACCAGGTAGTTCAAGTATACAATATGCAGACGGTGGAAAAGTTGCTGCGCCTAGTACATCAGCAACAAAATTGTTAACAAGTACTCCTGCTATTCAAACAGCTAATCAAAATTTTCCTATCATTTCTCCTCCATCATCTGAGCAATTTAATGCTGAGCAGATGAGAAAATTAACTAATAGTCTTACTAGTTTTCAACTTGGCATGTCGCAAGCAACTTCGCAGACAAAAATTGCAAGCAATGAAACATCTAATATGGCACAATCATATTCTAGTATTTTATCTGAACAAAAAGACAATTCGGAATTGTTATCTAACAGCTTATCTGGTTCAATGCCAACCGTTGTAAGAAGTTTTTCTTCTTTATCTACTACAACTAATCAACTATCTGAATTGATTGAATCATTGCAGAGTAAATCAAAAGAAAATAAAGATGATCCTTCTAGTTCAATACTTGATAGTACTAAAAATTTATTGTTATCAACGTTTGATAAAGTTAAAAATATTTTTAGTTTTGGTTCTGGTACTAGTGAAGCTGCTGGTGGTAAAACTGAAACTCCCGCGGAAGCGGCTCCAGCTGGAGGAGCACCTCCTAAGGAAACGCCATCAAAATCAGCGGAACAAGCACCAACTCATCCAGCTGGCCCAACTTCTGCTTCATCTACGTCTGAAGCTTCTGGTGGCGCAGGTATGCCGGCTTCTTCTGGAGTAGGAAAAGAAGCAGGTGTTAAAGATTCAGTATTAGCTAAGAAAGCTTCTATAGAATCAGCTATAGGTAAAAAGTTAACAGTTACTAGTGGATTTAGAGCTGGAGCAGCAAATCATGGAACAGGTGATGCGATTGATTTAGGATTTGGCGCTAACCAATTAAGTGAAGAAGAAAGAAATAAAGTTTTCACAACAGCAATGGATTTAGGATTTAATGGAATAGGTGCAGAATTTTCAGCTCCAGGTGGAGCACATATTCACTTAGATACGTCTCATTCAAGTTTAGTTGGATGGGGAAGTGATTATACTTCTGCTAGTTTACCTAAAGATTCTCCATTTTTAGCACAAGAAATTAATAATCGTAGATCAGGAAAAACAAGTAAACCAACACAATCTTTAGAAAAGGGTGGTATAGCATCTAATCCTGACATTAGTGCGCCATCTAGCGGATACGAATCTGCATTATCTAGTACAGATGCAGTAGTTCCTCTGCCTGATGGAAGAACAATCCCGGTTCAAACTAATAGCAGCAGTAGTGGCGGTGGTGGTGGTGGATCTGAGGAACAGATCGCACTATTAACACAAGAGTTAGAAAAGTTAGATTCATTATTAGGTGTTATGTCTAGACAAAACGATATCACTAAACGAATGTTAATGCAACAAGGTTAAGATATGGAACGTTATACACCACAAGAAACAGCAGAAATAATACGCAGATTCAACGATACTGTTGCTAGGGGAATACCTGTATCCTCTGAACTCGCAAAAGAAATGCGAGATGCCACTATTGGCATTAAGAATTTTTCCGATACTTTAACATTTAATTCTAAGAACTTAAAAGAAGCTGTATTTAACGCAGCTAATCGAATGTCCGAAGGGGCAGAAGGTCTTGAAGTTTTTAGTGACATAATGGATAAAGCTGGAGTATCTTTTGATTCCATGTTCAGAATATTTCCATCTGCTGGAAATATGCTTGGAAAAGCAGCAAATGCTACAGGAAAATTAATTGCTGCGTCATTAAAACAAGGAGATGCGTTATTTAAAAATTATCAAAGTATGAGTCGTTCGGGACTCGTAGTTGGTATGGATTCTACTTTTAAAAATTTACAAGCAGCTGGCTATACTGTATCTGAAATAGGCAATTTCACAACATTAATGAAAACTAATGCCAATACGTTGGCATTATTGGGTGGTACAGCAGCTGATGGAATGAATAAGATAACCGATGTTTCAAAATCTATCAATAGTTCAGGATTAATAGAAGAATTTGGAAACATGGGCTTGTCTGTTGAAGATGTTAATGTTGGCATTCTTGAATATACTAAATTTCAACAATTAACTGGTTCATCTAAAATAAAATCAACCAGAGAAATGCGAGATGGTGCTAAAGCATATATTGAGCAACAAGATCGTCTTACTAAATTAACTGGCATCAATGCTGCTGAACAAAATAAAGCATATGAAAAAGCTTTGCGTATGGAGCAGTTTAATTATACGCAAAATCAACTTAAACAACAAGCAGATGCAGGAGATAAAGACGCAGCCGCAAAATTAAAGCGCAACGAGGAGATGATAAAAATTTTTGCATCGCCTGAACTTGCACCTATGTCTGACTCAATAGCTATGCTATTGTCTGGCGCAGTAAACGATCCAAATTACATTAAAGCGGTGAGATCATTGCCAAATGTAGCTAAGATGTTAGAGAAAGGTGAAACTGATACTGGTAAAATAATGAATCAGGCAGCACAAGATGCTAGGAATACAGTAGCTGGCAATATTGATTCTGCTAAAGTTGGAATATTTGAGAAAAATTTTGGAGATTTTGGAGCTACAGTTGCGTTAGCTAACACGGTTATTAAGGATAATACTAAAGAATTAGAAAAAACTAAAAAAGAACAAGAAGATCAGAAAAGCGGTAAACATGATAACTGGTTTTTCAAATCAAAAACTTCTGATATGACTAAAATTAAACAGTCAAATCGTGATATAGCAAAATCGTTTGATCATGTAATTAACGAAGGGTTAGGTCCAGCAACTAGTGCTGTAAAATTAATGTCAACCGCTGCGGCAGAGGCTGCAAATTTTATTGCCTTAGGTAAAAAAGGTCAGCAAGGCGGCACAATGTTTGGGGGATTGTTTGGCAATTCAGGAACAGGCAGAAGAACAGAAGGATTTGCTGATGGTGGTCTTGTAGGTGGCACAGGTAATAGTAAGGAATTTGGCGGCAGATCTGCATTCTCACAAGTAGCGCAAGCGGGCATGGTTAACAGTAAAGAATATGCTGAATTAGTTAGAAATGGATTTGAAAGTGTTACAAAACCAATTAACAAAACTGAATTAATGAAACGAGGATTGGCCAACGATACTCCAACTCAATTACAAACAGCAGCCAAAAAAATAGGTATAAAAGTTAATAAAAGTTCATATACTTACGATCCAAGTCAAGATTATCTTGGAAATAAAAATTCCAAATATAAAGAAGGAGATTTTCGTAAGACAGCTGATGATTTGGGTGTTAAAAAACCAGCAAATCTTTATGGCACAGGTGGATTTTCCTTAGGAGGATATGCTGATGGTGGATTAGTTGGACATGATTTCGCGGGATCTGGAAAAATTAACGAATTAAATAAAAACACATTTGAAACTAATAAACCAATTAACAAAACTGAATTAATGAAACGAGGATTAGCCAACGATACTCCAACTCAATTACAAACAGTGGCTAAGAAAGTAGGAATCAAAGTCAATAAAGATTCAACATTAGGCAAACTTTCCATTCATGATCAAGTTAAAACAGGAATTGGTAGTAATAATCGTAGTAAAGACAATTCGTTGTTTAAAACAGTGGTAAATACGTTAATAAGTCCATATATGCCACTTGGCCTAGGACTTTCAGGAAACAACGAGAAAAATGAAGTAGATTATCTTGGGTCTAAAAAATTCAAGGGTACAGATTTTTCATCTAGTGGATTACCTGTCAAAGATATAAAAAATCCTTATGGCACAGGTGGATATGCAATAGGAGGATATGTAGATGGTCCGTCAAGTAAAAAATCTAGCGGATTAGGCACAACTTCTATTGTTAGCAATAAAACAGACAAGTCAATTGAAAATTTAACAGTATTACTTGACAAAGCCACTGAATCACAGAAAGATTATACAAATGCTAGTGAAAAATTTGTTAAAAATCAACAAACTATGTTATTTTTATCAGAAAATTCTGCTACAAAAGACAAAGAAGAAATAGGCACTGATCAAAAAACTATTGGTAATACTGTAGATAGTTCAGTTAAAAAAGGTATTGTGCCTGTTGAAAAATCATTTAAAACTTTTAGTGATTTATTAAGTTCTGGATCTTTATCAATTAAAATTAAAGAAAATATTAAAGATAAAGTAAAAGAAGTTACCGCATTAATAGCTAAAGGAGCATCACTAGCTACTCGTGGTCCACCTCCTGCAACTCCACAATTAGTAGGAGGCACGCTAACGGGATCATCTGGTGGAACATCAGGCGGCTCATCTGGTGGAGCGCCAGGTGGAACATCAGGTGGAGCGCCAGGTGGAACATCAGGTGGAGCGCCAGGTGGAACATCAGGCGGAACATCAGGTGGAACACCTAGTGGATCGTCTGGCCCATCAATTGGCAATGCTGCGAATGCAGCAACACTTAATGCCAGCGGCGCTGGAAGTGTTGCGGGCGGCACAGCAGAAACAGAAAAAGCAGGTGGATTAGCTGAAGGCACTGGGCCTACCACGGTTGGACAAAATCAACAATTATTCCAACAAGCTATGACTGATTTAGGTGTTACCGATCCTAAAATACGAGCATCCATGGCTGCTGCTGCTGAGGGCGAGTCTGGTTTTAAAATGCAAACAGAAATTGGCTATCAAAATACCAGTAATGAAAATATTAGAAAATCATTCGGAGCAGGATCTATTTTTGGCAAAATGCCAGATGATGAGTTGACTAAATTAAAAGCAGACCCTGTAAAATTCTTTGACTATGTTTATGGTGATAAAAATCCGGCATTTAAAGGTTACGGTAATGACCAACCAGGTGATGGATACAAATATCGAGGGCGTGGATTTATTGGTATTACTTTTAAAACCAATTATAAAAAATATGGTGAAAAATTAGGCATAGATTTAGTTGGAAATCCAGATTTAGCAAATGATCCAAAAATTGCAGCTAAGATTGCAGTTATGATGATGTTAGATGGAATGAAGCGAAATCCAAATGCTGATCCATATACACAAGTAGCACGAAGTATTGGTAATTCAAATGCGGTAACTGAGCAAAGAAAAAAAGACGCATATGCAAGAAATTTGGAAACAGGCCAATTTAACGCAGAAAAAGTAGCTGATTTATCATTTATGAGTAAAGGCGGAAAAGCAGCTACTCAAACTGCTTCTACAACAGCTCCTGTAGGAACAGCTGCCGCTGAAATTCCTGCTGCATCTGTCGCAGCAACTCCCACGACAGGAACAGATGGTAAAACAATGCAAACTGCTCAACTGGGTGGAATTTTATATGGTGACATGAGCGGTTATGAAGCAATGCTACATGGAACTGAAGCTGTTGTTCCATTGCCTGATGGTAAATCAATTCCTGTTAACATGCCTAAGCAAAACAATGACTCTGCTATTCTTGTTTCACTTTTATCAGCAAAAGTTCAAAAATTAACCCTATTAGTTGATGGTATGTCTAAACATATGGAAATGTCAAAACAGTTATTACAACTACAGAGTTAATAAACTAAATAACTGACTATGGCAACTTCAAACGGTACTAACGGACGCAACGGTTCTTGGCGTAAATATTTCAAACTAGCTGATACAAATCAGATGGGGCAACTTAGTCCTATATCTGGTAAAAACAATTTTGGATTACCTGGATATAACAGACCAGGCTCTGATTTTGAAAGTGGAACACGAAATGAATTTGCATTTCGCAATTACGCAAGTAGATTGCCCGAAGTTTATTCCGGACATCCAAACAGATTAGAACGTTACAATCAATATGAAAATATGGATTGTGATAGCGAAGTAAACGCTTGCTTAGACATTATTGCTGAGTTTAGTACACAAGCTAATAGTGATAATGGCACTCCGTTTGATATTGATTTTGGTGAAAATCCAACTGATCATGAAATTGAAATTATTAAAAAACAATTACAACAATGGACTAAGTTAAACAAATTAGACCAGCGTATTTTTAAATTGTTCAGAAACGCTATCAAGTATGGCGATCAAGTATTTGTCCGTGATCCAGAAACATTTGAAATGTATTGGATTGACATGATTAAAGTGGCTCGTATTATTGTTAACGAGTCGGAAGGCAAACGTCCTGAGCAATATATCATTCGTGATATCAATCCTAACTTTCAAAATATGAGTATGGCGGCTAAAACCACATCTGATTATTATGTAAGCAGATCAACTGGTTCAGTTACAACGGGCAATAACTACAATGCGCCAAATGGTGGCGGTGGTGGCGGTGGTGGTGGCGGAACAGGCAATAGTCGCTTTACGCAAGCTATGAATGAGTCATGCATAGATGCTAAACACGTTGTACATCTAAGTTTAAATGAAGGTTTAGATTATTTTTGGCCATTCGGGCAAAGTATTTTAGAAAATATCTATAAAGTTTACAAACAAAAAGAACTTTTAGAAGATTCAGTATTGATTTATCGTGTTCAACGTGCTCCGGAACGCCGTTTATTTAAAATTGACGTAGGTAATATGCCTAGTCACATGGCAATGGCATTTGTGGAACGTGTTAAAAATGAAATGCATCAACGCCGTATTCCTACAATCACAGGAGGCGGAAATAATATGATGGATGCTAGTTATAATCCACTATCGATAAATGAAGATTATTTCTTTCCACAAACGTCAGATGGACGAGGTAGTTCTGTTGAAGTAATGCCAGGTGGACAAAATCTAGGCGAAATTGACGATTTAAAATATTTTAATAATAAAATGGCTCGTGGATTACGTGTTCCTAGCAGTTATCTTCCAACAGGTCCAGATGATAGTGCAGCAACAACAAATGATGGTAAAGTAGGAACAGCATTAATTCAAGAATTCCGTTTTAACAAGTATTGCGAACGTTTGCAAAAGTTGATTATGCAAAAGTTAGATGATGAATTTAAAATGTTTTTACACTGGAGAGGTTTTAGTATTGATAGCAGTATCTTTACATTAAAATTAACTCAGCCACAAAACTTTGCTAGTTATCGTCAATCTGAACTTGATACTGCTAGAGTTAGTACATTTACTGCTATTGAACCACTGCCATATCTCTCAAAACGTTTTTTATTAAAGAGATATCTTGGTCTTACTGAAGAAGAAATTCTTGAAAATGAAAAATTATGGAAAGAAGAGCGTGATCTTTCTGAAGTTCTTAATGTTTCTGGTCAAGATTTACGTTCAGTTGGAGTTACACCTGCTGGCATGGATGCTGATATTGACATGGGTGATGATTTAGCAGACACTGGTGTTGGTACAGCGGAAGTTGATACTGGCGCTGGTCCAACCTCAGCCCCAGGAGCGTCAGCCGGAGCAGGTAGCGTAGGTAGTCCAGCTGGTAATACAGCGGGTGTTTAACTAAAGTAAAAAGATAAATAATAAATCATGATACTAAACGAAATCTACGAAAAAAGTCCTGAATCTTATCAAGATTTAGAAAACGATAATTCTCAACCTCAAATGGGTCAATTACGTAAGACTAGGTTGACATTAACCCAAATTCGTAAATTACGTCAGATGAATGATATTCGTAAAATAGAACATAAAAGCAAATTAAAATATGTCAAGGCGCAATATTCTCCTCCAGTTGAGCCTGCTGGTCCACAGATGTAACATAAAATAGTCATTTTTTTCGTCTTAAATTGATAATATTATTAGTTAGTGCTAAGTATTAGCACGAGCCATCATCCAAGGAGATAATATGACATCGAAATTTGAACAGTTAATCGAGTATGTGATTAACGATGACGAACAAAAAGCCCGCGAGCTTTTCCATAACATCGTAGTTGAGAAATCACGCGAAATTTATGAAAATTTAATGAATGAAGAAGAAGACGAAGATATCGATGAAGATATGAACGATACTTCTGGCTCTGCTAGTCAGGACATGACACGAGAAGTTGAAACTGATCAACAAGGCATGAACGAAGAAGAAGATGATGCAGAAGATGAAGAAGATTCTGAATTTGATGACGAAGCTGAAGAAGACGGCGAAGATCTTACCAAAGATATGGAACATGATCATGATGATGGCGAAGATGACGGCGAAGAATTTGGCGGCGAAGAAGATCTTGAAGACCGTGTAGTTGATCTTGAAGACAAACTTGACGAATTAATGGCTGAATTTGAAGCTTTAATGGGCGACGAAGAAGCTGAAATGGGCGACGAAGAAGGCGACGACTTTGACATGGAACCAGTTGATGGCGATGTTGGCGGCGATGCTTACACCGATGATGACACATCAGAATTTGATGACCAGCAGGGTATGATGGAAGGTGTTAGTTTAGAGAAAGTTGCTCCTGCAAAAATGGGTGACAACGGTGTTAATACTAAATCACCAACAACATTTAACTCGGGCGCGGCCGGTATGCAAGGTAAGCCAGTGCGCAATGTAGCATCTGAATCAAATCCAGATGGTACAGCTGCATACAAAGCTCCAACAAGCTATGCTGACAAAGGCCGTGGCGATCTTCCAGGTGCAGGTTCATTCAAAAATGTTCCAGCAAAAGGCGGCGCAAATGCTAAATTAGCACCAGCTCCAAAGCCACATTTAGCGCAAGCATCTGGCGTTAATACAAAAACACCTTTTCCAAAAGGTTAATAGACTGATATGGCTCGCAACACATATCTCAAAGAACATCTAAGCTTCACTCAGGCAAAAGTCGAACTTTTAACTGAGGAAGCCAAAGATGGCGGCAAAACTCTTTATATGAAGGGTATTTGTATTGAGGGTGGCATACGAAATGCCAATGAGCGTATATATCCAGTAAATGAAATTGCCAAAGCAGTAGACACAGTTAATGAACAACTTAAAACAGGTCATTCTGTATTAGGTGAAGTTGACCATCCCGATGATCTTAAGATTAATTTAGATCGTGTTTCACATATGATTGAAAAAATGTGGATGGAAGGACATTGTGGTTATGGCAAATTAAAAATATTAGGAACACCAATGGGTTTACTTGTGAAAACAATGTTAGATCAAGGTGTGAAATTAGGGGTTAGTAGTCGTGGATCAGGAAATGTCAACGACTCCAACGGACATGTCAGTGACTTTGAAATCGTCACTGTCGATGTAGTTGCTCAGCCAAGTGCTCCAAACGCATATCCAACAGCAATTTACGAAGGCTTATTAAACCATGCCGGCGGACAAAAGTTATTGGAAATGTTTAAGAATCCGGCTAACAGCAACAAAGCACAGAAGTACGTATCAAATGAAGTAATTCGTTTAATACGTGGTCTGAAGATTGAAGGAAAATAATATGCTAGACGCATTGAAACCGTTACTAGATAGCGAGTTTGTTACTGAGGAAGCAAGAGCTGAAATCAATGAAGCTTGGGAAGCCAAGATTGTTGAAGCCAAAGAACAAGCACGAGCAGAACTCCGAGAAGAGTTTGCTCAACGCTACGAGCATGACAAATCAGTGATGGTGGAAGCCTTAGATCGCATGGTAACAGAAAGTCTTGTCGCAGAAGTTCAGCAAATTAAGGCCGAAAAAGCCGCACTTGCTGAAGATCGTGTCAAATTCCAACGCAAAATTAAAGAAGATACAAACAAGTTTAACAACTTCATGGTATCTAAATTAGCAGAAGAAATTGGCGAATTGCGTCGAGATCGTAAAACACATAATGAGGGCCTTCAAAAGTTAGAAGGTTTTATCGTTCATGCGTTAGCTCGTGAAATTCGTGAATTCCAAGAAGATAAACGTGATGTAGTTGAAACTAAGGTTCGCCTGGTTCAAAATGCACGTGGCCAATTAGAATCACTAAAAAGCCGTTTCGTAAAAGAATCTGCACAAAAAATGTCACAAGCCGTATCCAAGCATCTTAAGTCTGAACTCAGCCAATTGAAAGAAGACATCCAAATTGCTCGTGAGAACAATTTTGGTCGTCGTATTTTTGAAGCATATAGTACAGAATTCGGAGCTACTCACCTCAATGAGAAAGCTGAAGTCCGTAAACTGCACGATATGATTGCTTACAAAGATCAAAAAATTGCTGAAGCCATCAAATTCGCTAAGAAAGCAACTGTCTTAGTCGAATCCAAAGAACGTGAAGTACGCATCCTAAAAGAATCTAATGTACGTAACCGTACAATGGAAGAATTGTTATCTCCTCTAAATGAAGAGAAAGCAGAAGTAATGCGTAATTTACTTGAAAGCGTTCAAACTCCACGTTTGAAAGGTGCTTTTGAAAAGTATCTACCAGCAGTTTTAGAAAATCGCTCTGTGAAAGCTAAAAAAGTCTTTACAGAAACATTAACCGAAGCAACTGGCGATAAATCTGCCCGTGTCCAAGAACAAGAAGACGATACCGAAAGTAACGTCATTGATCTTAAGCGGTTGGCAGGGCTGTAAAAAGAAAAAAGGAGACTTAAATGTCACAAGCGTTATTAGAAAGCCGTTGGGGCGAGACAAAAGATGCATTGCTAGAAGGCCTAGGCGGCTCAAAGCGTAGCTCAATGTCTGTAATCCTAGAAAACACCCGTAAGTATTTGAAAGAAAATGCAACATCGGGTTCAACCGCGTCAGGCAACATTGCTACATTAAACCGTGTAATTCTGCCAGTTATCCGACGTGTAATGCCAACCGTTATCGCTAACGAGTTGGTTGGTGTACAACCAATGACAGGACCTGTATCCCAGATCCATACTCTACGTGTACGTTATGCTCAGTCATTGACTGACAATAGCTTAGCCGCTACAAGTGTAACAGCTGGTCAAGAAGCTTTAAGCCCATTCACCATCGCTACAGCATACTCAACAGTTCCACAAGGTACTACTACTGCTACCGCTTATACCGGTAACAATACTGCTACTATGGAAGGTACTGGCGGTAAGCAAATCAGTATCCAAATCTTGAAACAAGCCGTCGAAGCAAAGACACGTAAGTTACAAGCTCGTTGGACATTTGAATCAGCACAAGACGCCCAAGCTATGCACGGTATTGACGTTGAAGCAGAAATTATGGCTGCTTTAGCTCAAGAAATCACAGCTGAAATCGATCAAGAGATCCTCTTATCGTTAAGCTCATTGGCTGCTACAGAGTACACATACAACCAAGCTACAGTATCAGGTACTGCTACATTCGTTGGTGATGAACACGCTGCATTAGCCGTTCTGATCAACCGTGTTGCCAACCTAATCGCCCAACGTACTCGTCGTGGCGCTGGTAACTGGGCCGTTGTTTCAAGTGCTGCATTAACAGTACTGCAATCTGCAACAACATCAGCTTTTGCTCGTACAACAGAAGGAACTTTTGAAGCACCTACAAACACTAAGTTTGTCGGTACACTAAACGGTTCATTACGTGTATTCGTAAACAGCTATGCTCCAGATACACAATCAGTTCTAGTTGGTTACAAAGGTTCGTCAGAGGCTGATGCCGCTGCGTTCTATTGCCCATACATTCCTCTGATGAGTTCTGGCGTTGTGTTGGATCCAAGCACATTCGAACCAGTCGTATCATTTATGACAAGGTACGGGTTTGTGGAGCTCACTAACACGGCCTCGAGTTTTGGTAACGCTGCCGATTATGTAGGCGAGATAGCGGTCCAAAATCTCAGCTTTAGCTAAAAGAAAGATTCTGTACAGCAAGAAATTGTTATACAGAAAAAATTTCCTAGGGATGGGAAGACAAGGAAGACACAGAAATGTGTCTTTTTTGTTGACTGTTGTTTATAAAAATGTTACTATTGAATTAACAAACATAAATAAACACATGAACAAATACACAAAATGGTACAACAACATCTGTAAACGAGGACAAACTCGGGTAATTGAAGGATATACTGAAAAACATCATATTATCCCTGAGTCATTTTACTCAATTCGCAAAAGAAAAGGTCCGAGTGGTTGGATAATTGGTGACAGTGATGCCATAGAAAATATAACCCACTTAACTGATAGGGAACATGAGTTAGTACATTATCTATTAACGAAGATACATAAAGATAATAAACAAGCATACTTTAAAGTGCTTAAAGCATATGAAATGCGTAGCATGGTAAACACAAGACAAGAAGGTAAACGATATTTTTCATCTCGTAGACTTGCTGGTGTAAGAGCTGAGCGGGCAAGATTACAAAGTGAGTCAATGAAAGGAGAAGGTAATCCTAATTACGGAATTAGTCGGACTGCTGAACAAAAAGAAGAGCATAGTAAGAAAATTACTGGAAGAAAACAACCTGTGCATGAAAAAGAAAAACAAAAAGCAGCTTGGATAAAAAGAAAGAATGATGGGATTGAAAGAAAGCCATATAGCGAAGAATACAAATTAGAAAGAAGTAAAATGTATTCAGGTGAAGGTAATCCAAATTACGGCAAGTCACATTCAGCAGAAACGATTGCTAAAATGTCTGAGAAAGCAACTGGACGTAAGCAATCAGAAGAAACAAAACAAAAGAAAGCAGACGCAGTTAGGGGTAGCAAGCGTGAAAAGAAACTATGCCCACATTGTGATCAACATGTAGCAGTGAACGGGTACGCTCGTTGGCACGGTGATAACTGTAAAAAGGCTATAATTCAATAACTTTTGTTATTGTAATATTTGCAGGATCAAATATCACGTAGTTAAATGTACTACTTGATGAATCACGACTTCCGCGATCAAAATATTTTGTTCCAGATATTCCAGCAGCATGGAGTTGTTCAGATGTTGTTTTAACATCATTTTGTTCTTCCATTTGTTTTAATAATCTAAATCCAGTGATTGATTGAGATAAATCAACACCTAGTTTCACTAATGATTTTTTTACTTGAGGTGTTTGTTCTGATAATTTTTTATCTAAATCAAACAAATATGGAACAATATCATCATTTACATTTAATTCATAAAACTTTTTTCCAAGACCTTTTTCAAAATCAATAACTTCTTTTTCTAGAATTTTTTGAGTTTTAATTAATTCTTGTCGTTCCTGTGGACTTATTGATATTTGTCCGCGATATGAAACTCTTGCTAACTTGTGTTTGATGGCACTTATTTGAGATTTTTTATCAAATATTCTAGCTTTATTTGCTTCATGCGCTACCATGGCATAATGTTTGCCTGTTCCCGGATTGCCTGCTACATATATTCCGTATCCGTAGCTTACATTCCCTTCTCCGCTTAGTACTTTATCCAGTGAAAATTTATCAAACATTCGTGAAGAGCCATGGTATGTTTTAAATTCGTTGAGGATTTCAGTAATTTTCATGTAAATATTTATAAGAATTAGCTTGGCACACGTTTCGGTTGGCCGGGTGAGAACTGTAAAAAAAAGCACCAAACGGTGCTTTTTAATTTTTAGAACGGTTTAGTTGCAATTTGTGTCACTGTGCCGTTGTTAGTCACAGTTTGTGTACCTGAGGTGTCTGCAGTAACTACCGCACCCAACATCAGATATTTGGTATTAGCCAAACTTGCTAACGGTGCTGAAGGTGCTATGACTGTGCTACTAGTGCTGTTATACACAGCTGTTCCAACAGTGATTCTAAGGTTGGTAATAAAACCAGGCCAATAGCCACCGTAGAATCTGCCTATCCAGTTACAAACACCTGTGTAATCAAGATTGTTTACCTGTGTTCCGCCGCTGATACTGGTTCCGCCTGCGGCACCGGTAGCACGGTTACAAGTTACATAAGCACTAGTATTGACAAAAGTACCCACCCACATAGTTTCTACCTGTGTACTAGCATTGCGATTGAGTATGATATACTGCCACTTATTGACTTGCAAGGTGTTACTGGGAAAAGTATAAGTTCTTGCACCACCACCACCGTATTTGTCTAGTGTAAATGACTGTGCGTCAGTGTTGAATAGGCTTAGAGCACCTGATTGATCTGTGGCAACCAATGCGGCTTGATTAGCATATGTACCGTTGTTGTAACACCAACCTTCTATAGTGTAAGCACCGGTGCCTAGTGCGGCGCCGGGAGTTATACTAAGATACTGATTGCTTCCGTTAAACTGTAGGCTACCAGCAAGAGCAGTATAACTTACCCGTGATGGAGTGTTAGACATTACGGCCATTATTGCGCCACTCATTATGCTACTCCTGTACCGTTAATGAACCAAGTGTCACTTGCAACTTTCATTAATGTTGCCATACCGTAGGTACTTACAACTCTGTTACCAGCAGTTGAGTTGCCTGCCATATACAATGTTACACCTGATGCCGCATTAACTAATATGTTGCCTACAGATTGAACAACAATACTTATTGCTGTACCAGTATCAAATGCTACGTTAGCATTAGTTGGAATAGTTAATGTAAAGTCACCTGCTGATGTTGAGTAGTAATGTTTACCTGCATCAGTTAGAGCTAGTGTTGCGTTACCTGCCGCAACTTGTGGAATACTCAAGTAACCGATTGCAAAACCGTTTGTGTTGCCTGAGATATTGCCACTAGCACTAATATTTCCACCAGTAATATTGCCAGAGGCACTAAATGTTGTTCCGTTATGGGTAGTAAACGTACCAATGTTACCATTTATGTTGCCAGTACCACTCACAATACCAGATCCAAACAGAATATTGCTACCTGTGATATTGCCACTAGCACTGATATTGCCACCAGCGATGTTGCCGGAGGATGGTTCAATAGTAGCATTGTTTACATATTTTATGTTACCATCATACGTCATTATACTCATAGCACCGTTGGAGGTAATATCTTGTGTAACGACTGGAGCTGGTAAACTAGTTAATCCACTGCCGTTACCTAAAATATAAACGCCGGATACATTGCCAGAGGCTGCGACATTGCCGGCGTACACGTTGCCAGTAGCGCAAACAGCAGCCGCAGTAAACATTCCTTGATCGTCAAAGTCGTAGATGGCTATATTGCCGCCATTGCTACCAGTGACAATACGCACGGTCTGCGTGTTTTGCAACGGCGTGTATATGGCCGCTATGTTGCTGGTCATCAAGTTGGCAAAATCTTCTGCCCAGAATGATGTTACTGACCCGTTGGCACCAGATGCTATAAATGATAAGGGTAGATCATTAGCGGCTTGTAACAATGCTGTCTGTGTGCCTATCGTGTTGGTGTTGCCGTTGATGATCATGCCACCTGGCGTGGTCAAGTTACCAGTGGTATCAAATGTCCATTGAGCACTATTGCCAATACCATTATTACTATTGATAACAACATTACCTGTATTTGCTAACTTAACATATAAGTTATCATTGCCAAAGAACAATTCGGTGCTGTATAAGTTGCCCGAAGTCAAGTGTAGGTGATTGGCATCATTAGTGGTTGGATAAATTAATAGTTGTTGATCAGCATTTGTTCCACCTGTTGGTTTTAAAGCAATGGCACTGCCACTAAGTCCGCCGTCCGGAATGTTGGTTTCATAGACAACACTATTCAATGGCAAGGACAAGTTACCAGTAGTGTCAAAGTTCCAAGTATGTGTGCCATTGGCATCACCGGATTGTATAGACACATTACCATCAATATTGACAGTGACATTTGCAAAGTCATCAGTCCCAAGAATAACAGTTTCGCCGTTGCCAGCAATGTGAATGTCTGGACCTCCGGTTAAAAAGATATCCAAATAAGCACTAGCGTTAGCAGAATCTGGTTGTAGTTTTAAGTTTCCTGTACCAATGATATTAATATCATTGAATGTTACATTGCCTGTGTTGCCGCCGCCACCAGCCGTGTCATATGTGATCTCACCAGTAGATGCATCATAATACATGGCATTTGCTGTGTTGGCTTGTCGCACTGGTTTCACTGTGAATGTGTTGACAGTGGTTTGCTCCAGGACTGATCCTGTGGCGTTCAATATGATTGAGTTGTTGGCTTGATTGGAGTTGCCGGCTCCGTAGCCAATGGCCACTGCGTATTGACCCTGTGTGTCTTGCCCGGCTCCATCACCAACGGCCACGGCCGAGATGCCTTGTGTGGTTTGACCAGCAAGTCTTCCAAATGCTATTGCCGAGGTTCCTTGTGTGGCTGCACCAGCCCCAAAACCAATTGCTATTGCCGAGCCACCTTGTGTGGTTTGTCCAGCTCCTTGGCCCACAGCCACCGACGATTCACCTTGTGTGGTTTTACCAGCACTATCACCGATTGCTACTGATTGGTCACCTTGACTGGTATTACCAGCTTGATAACCAATGGCCACTGATATATTACCTTGATTGACATTACCAGCCGAGTTGCCAATGGCTACTGCAACCAGGCCTTGATTGGTTAGTCCAGCACCCGAACCAAATGCCACTGCGTCACCCACAGTGTCTTGAATTGTTGCACCGTTTGTGAGTGTGATCACGCCTGTGCTGATATTGCCTGCTGTGATATTGCCCGTGGTGCTGATTGGGTTTGATCCTAATGCAGCCAAGTTAGCAACAACATTGGCGTTGCCATAACTTGCGGCAATACCAGTTAATTGACTTCCATTACCTAGAATATAACTTCCGGTAATATTACCAGTTGTTGAAATTACTACATTGCTATTTGCCAGATATGTAGAAACATCAGCATTTGAATAACCGGTTGGAAGATCAGTTAATTGACTTCCATTACCAACGAAATAATTAGCAGTTATATTGCCTGTAGCAGATACAGTGCCTACTGTAAGAACTTCTGTTCCGGAATTATACTTGAATAAACTAGAAGTAGTAATATAACCGGTAGCATTAGCGAACGCTACAGCATTAGCGAAATAATTAGGAGAGTAAAGATTATTTAAAGTAACATCGCCGGCGCTGATTGATCCTGTGGTACTAATTGTGTTGGAACCGAAATTTGCTAAGAAATTAGCAGTATTGGCATTTCCATAGCTAGAAGTAATGCCAGTTAATTGACTTCCATTGCCTAGAATGTAACTTCCAGTTATATTACCAGTTGTTGATATAATATTTGCTGTTAAATTACCTGTATATGTAGGCAAATAAGCTGCTACATTACTATTTCCATAGTTACTTGCTACACCACTTATACCTGTCAAATAGTAACCATTTCCTAGAAAATAGTTGCCTCTAATATTTCCACCGGCAGACATTGAGCCAGTCATATTTAAATTACTGTATATCGCAAGATTGCCAACATCAATATTGGCAGTAGTTGGACTATTAAATGTTATGGTATTGGCTAGTATGGCATTTGCGGAGATAATTCCTGCTGCTACATTGCCATGTGTGGCGTTACCAGCTGAGCTAACAATGCCTGATGTTAATACATTACCGACTGTAGCATTACCACTTACTGATAAACTGGTTAATGTGCCGATACTAGTAATATTAGGTTGATTTGCTGTGAATAAATTACCAATTAATCTAGCGCCAGTGATATTTCCAGCAGATGATATAGAGCCAGTCATATTTAAATTACTGTATAACGCAAGATTACCAACATCAATATTGGAGGTAGTTGGGCTGTTAAATGTTATTGTATTTGCTAACACAGCATTTGCGGAAACAATTCCTGCTGTTACATTGCTATGTGTAGCATTGCCTGTTGAGCTAATAATACCTGATGTTAATACATTGCCAGAAGTAGCATTACCTGTTACTGCCAGGCTAGATAATGTACCTACGCTAGTAATGTTAGGTTGGTTTGCTGTGACAAGATTACCTGTTATTCTATCTGCCAAGACATTACCGCTAGTGGATAATGAGCCTACCATATTTAAATTATTGTATAAGCCAATATTACCAACACTGATATTAGCAGTAGTTGGACTAGCAAACAATAAATTTGCTGCTGTTACATTTCCTGCTGCTGAAATGTAGCCATCAGCTACTATGTTACCTGTTGCGGATACATTACCAAAATTACCATCAGCCATTTTAATACTCCTTGTTGTTATTATGAAGTATTTAGTCGGATTAATGTAATTTTAATGTTTTAAATCTTAAATAATTTTAAATTATTATGGATTTGTTCAAGTGGATCGTCCCAATTGCCAATTGTAGGTTGACGGAAAATTCTGCATGATCCATACCAAGGACTATCATTCCTGTCTAATAGCCAACGCCAATCTTGACCAAATTTATTAAGTGGTAACCAAAAAGGTCGTCCCATGGCACCCGCTAGATGCCCAACTGCGGTATCTACAGCTACAACAACATCAAGGTGTTGCATTAATCCCGCTGTATCATCCCAATTGCCGATGCTTGCAGGATAAGATTGTACTCCTGCTGAGACTAATTGTTGTTGTTCATCTGCAGTACATTCTGCCTGAAGATTAAGCCATTCATAATCAGGATTTCGTTGTATTAATGCTAGCATTTTTTCAAATGGTACTGCTTTGTGTTGATTGATCCAGCTGTCTTTACGACCACTCCAGCAAAATCCAACACGAAGTCGTTTTTTTAAACCTAATCGTTTAGCCCAGGTTTGTACTGTTGCAGCACTGGGATTAAGATATTGTAGCTTGTACGGCAAATTTTTATATGTAATACCTAGGAATCCTGGTATACTCATAATTGGTGTCCAGTAGTCAAATTCAGGGAGTAAATCTTCTGGTGCTAAGATAGTCACAGAATTTAAAAATGATGCTAAAAATAAAGGTCGTAAATTATTATCTACACTAATATAAACTTTTGCTCCTGCATGTACTAGTTGTTCAGCAAAACGACAAAACTGTATATTATCACCATGCCCTTGTTCTCCGGTTATTAATATAGATTTTCCATTTAAATCCTGGCCTTCCCATCGTGGTTGAGAAAATTTTGGTAACATGCCATCTAAATGTTCAAAATTCCAACGTTTTTCATATTGACGCCAGCCGCGCTCAAGATCTCCTGATAGCAAATATGCCACAGCAAGATTAAATTGTGCGACTGAATCATGTTCATCAATAGCAATTGCATTGAGTAGAAATCCAATTGCACGATCGGGATAGCCCATTTCTCTTACTACGTTGCCATAATTATTATAAGCTGCTCCCATGTCGGGATTTTGTACAAATGCTTGGGCATAACAAGCTAAGGCTTGTTCGGGTTTAGTTTGTGAACGATAATCGTTACCTAGTGCTAATAGTTCGTGAGGAGTCATGGAAATATTTATTATCATTTAGTATGCTGTTTAAAAAAGTTAACAATCAATAAATATTAGTACAGGCAATAATGCTTTATGCGGTTTTATCCCCGCGTAGCGAGCTAGAACTCGCAACTAAAAACAAAGGAGATTTCCATGGGTCGTCCATTAAAAATTCAAAAACAAGGTTATGCTGCCACTCCAGGTGATGCAGTCAACGCAGGTTATCCACAAATCAATACATTAACAGATGCTGTTACTCCACCAGGATTAACAGGTACTAATTATTATGGTATTGTTGGTGGTAATGTACAAAATTCACAAACAGGTTGGAACAATGGCAATGCTACAATGGCTGATGGCTCAGCTACATTTCCAGTAGTTGCCGTTTCAGCTAATATTGATGGTACACAAAATGAAGCAGCATTTATTACACGACAGAAAGGCGCTAGTAAATTCTTAGTTACCGGAGTAACTTCTGGCGCAACTGGGGTTGCTTATCTAGCTAACGTGGCAAATGGTGCGTTAACAGTTAATCAAATGAGTGTTGGTGTTAGTACTCCTGACGGCACAGGTAACGTTGATATAACATATATGTCCCGTATTAACAACAAATATGGTGTTGGGTTTAGTACAGCAGCACAGGTAGATGGAGTTATTGTTAACAATAATACCAAACAGTACTTTTTAAACTTCTTTGAGCCTGCAGCTAATGTTACACTGAGTACTACAACTGTTACTGGCAACGCAGGAACATTTAGTACTACTCCTGCTACCACTATTATAGCAAACGCTGCTGTTGTTGTTGCTGGAACATTAACTGGTAATGCTACTATTACTGGTTACTCAGATCCAACAACGTATTTTGTTACATCTACTAATGGCACAACAACATTTACGCTATCAACCACAATTGGCGGAGCAAACATTGTTACCACAGCAGGTAATACTCGTGGATTAACATTTAGTGTTGGAACTCCTCCTGTAACTGTTGTTAAATCGGGTGCAGAAGCAGTTACATTTACTAGTAGTGTTGGTAATATTACAATGGCACAAGTTCCTAGTAATCCGTAATACTATAACAGCTGAGTCCTATGTAGATACAGCATAAATCTTAAACCTAGTTTAAGTTTTAATCCCCTTTAAAATAGGGGATTTTTTGTGGTTAAAGCATTTGTGTTTACACATAAATAATAAAAAGGATTAATACTAATGGCTTCGTTTAAAAATATAAACACAGATTATACATTAAATGTAGGAACACCTGCCGGTAATGGTATTTTTACGATTAATGCCCAAACGGTATTTACTGGAAATGTTACATATAATGTTCCGGCAATTACTGTAAGTCCTTTTCTAACTGTAGCAGCAAACAATACTGGTGTGTTTACTGATATGGGATTGTTAGGCCAAACGGGTGCTAATACATTTGCTGGATTACGATTTGATACAACTGTCAACGCATGGCAAACTAGTAATAGTGTCTATTCAAATGGAGCGCCAATAACTGCTTATGCTAATGTTAATACTCTTCCAGAAGGTCCAGACACAGCTATCCAATTCAATGATAATGGCGTATTTGGCGGTAGTTCTAATTTAACATTTAATTCAAATACAGGTTTATTGGCATTAGGCGGCAATCTTAGTGTTTCTGGCAGCATCACAGCACAAGATATCAACGCTAATATAAATATTACTTCTGCCAGTGCTAATATAATATATGTAGCAAAAAATGGCAGTGATCTGAATACAGGTGGATTAACTTCTCCTGTATTAACAATTGAAAATGCCATGGGTCGTGCAACCGCATTGGGTGGCAACGTATCAATTCATGTTGCTCCTGGCACATATACTGAGAATATGCCTATTACTATTCCACCAAATACGGCATTGATGGGTGACAATTTAAGAAATGTATTCATAAAACCACAAATATCAACTAGAGATATGTTTTACATGTCTGGTGGAACTTATGTATGGGGAATAACAGTAAAGGATTATACTGGTAAAGCATTTAGTTATAATCCAAACATAGTAACTACAGCTTTTGTTAGTCCATATATTCAAAATCTTACCTCAAGTACTACCACTGGAACTGCCGTGTATGTTGATGGTGATGTGTGTATTGGCACTAAAGCAATGATTGTAGGTTTTTTTACCATTATCAATAGAGGTGGTATAGGTATACATCTTGTAAATTCATCATATAGTCAATCAGTTAACATTTATACAATTGCTTGTGACATTGGAATTCAAGTTGAATCAGGATCATTCATTACTCTTAACGGATCAGATTGTTCAATAGGTAACTACGGATTGGTAGCTGACGGTGTAGGTCCACTTCAAACTTCTGGAAATATTGTAAGTCAATTTCAAGGATCATTTATTATTGATAACTTATCTAATGGTCAACCTCACGTTAATACTGTGGTTCTAATAGATGGGGATCCTCAATATTATACTATTGATACTATACTTCCTAACGTTCCGGGTGTAGGTAATAGTACAGTACTAGTACAACAAACATATTTAGGTAATGCTGCTCCTGGTACAGGAATGTCATTTTATACTCGCAGTAGTATTATTGCTTCTGCACACACGTTTGAGTACGTGGGTGCGGGAACTAATCCTGCCACAGCATTGCCACAATATGGTGGTATTCCAATTGAAGCTAATGAAGTGCTGGCAACCAATGGTGCTGTTATAACATACACAAGTACAGATCAAAAAGGTAATTTTAAAGTAGGTGACGGATTTATTGTTAATCAAGCAACTGCAACTATTACAGGTGATGCATTTTATAAAAGTTTATTTGCTCAAATGACACCGTACATTTTAGCTTTAGCGGGCGATTAATCGGCAAAGAACAAGGAAAAATTATGGCAGGCGCACTAAATTTATTTAAAACAAACTTAGCAGATATTACCACTACTACTACAACTGTATATACTCCTCCGTTAGGATATGCTACTGTCGTGTTATTAGCACAGGTTAGTAATACAGGTAATGGAACTATTCAAATTTCTGCCAGTGTACTTAGGGCAAGTGCATCTACATCATTGATTAATAATTATAGTATTCCTGCTGACGATGCTGCAAGTATTTTAACTGGCCGATTAATTTTACAATATGGAGATCAATTACAGCTTTCGTCAAGTGATGACACTAGTGGACAATTAGTTTTAAGTTACTTAGAAACATTAACCGCATAATATGTCAATAAACACAACGAAACTTCTTAGTGGTAAGGCTCCGGTAGTACCGTATGCTAATCTTGATTCATCTAGATATCAATTTTTAGCATTGGGTCAAGCCGAACCTAACCTTGGGCCCGGTGCTGATGATAGCATTTTGACAATATCAACAGATAATACAAGAGTTTGGGCAAACTCTGTATCTTTATCTTCTGTTTCAGTTTCGGGAAATATTACAGCAAATGGATTAATTTCTGGTAATGTTATCAGTGCTTCAGGTAATATTTTTGGCGGTGGTATACGTTCAACCACCAGCTCAACTCCTCCAAGTAATCCCAGTGTTGGTGATTTTTGGTATGATAGCACAACAAATGCTCAATATCGCTATACATTTGATGGAACTGATTATTTTTGGTTAGATGATTATGGTTCAACTGTGGGAATTGATGGATCATTTAACGCAGTTACAAATGGAAATAGTAATATTGTCATTACTAATACAAATTCCAACGCAACCGTTAACATTAATGGCACTAGCAATGTAGCAGTTTTTGCCAACACAGGATTTTATACTACAGCATTAAATCTAACAACAAGTTTCACTCCAGCATCTAGTTCAGCTGACGGAGTAGCAGGACAAATAACATGGGATTCTGATTATGTGTACGTTTGTGTAGCTACAAACACATGGAAAAGATCTCTAATAAATACATGGTAACGCAATCTATTGTAATTTATTATAAATAAACTGTACATTAATTCATAAGGATAAAAAATGGCATTTCCAACCTCGCCTTCAGATGGCCAAACCGCAGTAGTTAATAATATAACATATGTTTATTCTTCTGCGTCAAACGCATGGACTAGAACAGCAACAGGATTTGTAAATCTTTCTGTTTCTTCAAACATTATAGCAGGAGGAAATGTTGTTGGTGGTAACATACTTACCAATGGCTATGTAAGCGCATTGGGAAATATTACTGGTAACTATTTCTTTGGTAATGGTAGCCAATTAACTGGAATTACAGCTAATAGTATTGTTGGTTCTTATAGTAATAGTAACGTATTAGCTTATTTGAGCACAGGTTTTAATGGAAATATTATCCCTAGTACTGATTCCAACTACAGTTTAGGAAATGTAACTAATCAATGGCAACATCTTTATGTAAGTAATACTTCAATTTATATTGGCGGAGTTCAGTTAACTGGAAATGCTACTCAACTGACTTATGCTGGTAACGCTATTCCTACCACTAATTCTAACGGTAATATTTCATTAGGTAATGTATTTTCTACTGGTATTGTTAGTGCCACTGGTGACGTTTATTCTGGTAATATTATTAATGCTGGTACATCAAGCTCAGTGGGTAATGTTATTGGCGGTAATTTATTAACAGCTGGTTTAGTATCATCAACTGGTACTGTAACAGGTTCAAGTGTATTAGGTACCGTATTAAGTGCTAGCGGAAATGTAATTGGTGGTAATGTAACCACTGCTGGTTTAATTTCAGCTACTGGTAATATAACCGGTAGCTATATTTTAGGTAATGGTAGTCAATTAACTGGTATCATTACTTCAGTTTCAAATGTAATAAACGGTAATAGTAATGTTAACATTGCCACTGCAGCGGCCAATGTAACTATATCAGTAAGTGGTGTAGGTGACGTTGCTGTATTTGCTCCTACTGGTGAATATATTACTGGTTTGTTAAGTGCCAGTGGTAATGTAACTGGTGGTAACTTAATAACAGCTGGATTGATATCAGCTACGTCAACAATTACATCAGCAGCAAATATTTCTGGTGGTAACTTATTAACAGCTGGATTAATATCAGCTACTTCAACTATTACTTCAGCGGCCAATGTAATTGGTGGCAATATTTCTACAGCTGGTTTAGTTACTGCTACTGGTAATGTAACTGGTGGTAACATTTTAACAGCCGGACTAGTAAGCGCCACAGGTAGTTTATTAACAAATGGTAATTTGAGTATTGCAGGCAATGCTGTTATTGTTGGTAGTTTAGATGTACAAGGTAATGTAACGTTTATTGGTAGTAATGTAATTACTACGAACGATTTATGGATCCAATTAGCTAATAATCAAAACACATATGCCAACGTTAATAATGCAGGATTTTCAGTAGGTCCTAATACAGCTCCATTAACATATTGGCAATATCAAAATTCGTCAAATGCATGGTCAACTAATGTAGGTATTAGTGCCACAGCAACAATAACAAGCGGAAATTTAGTTACTGCTGGTTTTGTAACTGCTACCGGTAATGTAACGGGTGGAAACTTAGTTACAGTTGGTTTAATTACATCTACTGGTAATGTTATCGCAGGTAATATTCTAACAGCTGGACAAGTAAGTGCTACTGGTAACATTACAACAGCCGGGTTTTTTGTTGGTACTTTTGCTGGTAGTATTAGTGGTAACGTTACAGCAGCTGGTTCTAATACGCAAGTTCAGTTTAACAGTAGCGGTAATTTAGCGGCTACTTCAGGACTAACATTCAATACTGTTGGTAATATTTTAAGTGTAACTGGCAATGTAGTCGGTGCTAATATCCTAACAGCTGGATTAGTATCAGCAACTGGTAATGTTTTTGCAGGTAACATTATAAATGCTGGTTCGGCAAGTACTACAGGTAATATAACTGGTGGTAACTTATTAACAGCTGGATTAATCAGTGCCACTGGTGCCATAACTGGCGCGGCACTCACTGGAACAAGTTTAACAGTATCAACAGGTAATATTACAGCTGGTAACTTAATATTAAGCGGAGCAATTACTGACTCAGGACAATTAGATATTCAGACTAGTGCGTCTAACTCTAACATTGTATTAACGCCAAATGGCACAGGTAATGTTAACACAGGTGCTAATTTAAGTGTTACTGGAAATATTCAAGGTGGTAATGTCAGAACAGCTGGTTTAGTATCAGCTACTGGCACAATTACATCAGCAGCTAACATTATTGGTGGTAATATTACTACAGTGGGATTAGTATCGGCTACTGGTAATGTTTTTGCAGGTAACATTATAAATGCCGGATCGGCAAGTACTGCGGGTAATATAACTGGTGGCAATTTATTGACAGCTGGACTAGTATCAGCTACAGGCAATGTTTACGCAGGTAACATTATAAATGCTGGATCATCAAGTTCTGCTGGTGACGTAACTGGCGGAAATATTGTAACAGCTGGATTTGTTAGCTCTTCTGGTAACGTTTATGCTGCTGGATTTGTTACTAGTACTGGTTCTGGTGGTAATATTACTGGTGCTAACTATGTATTAGCCAACGTTTTCAATGCTGCACTTACAGTAAGTGCCGTTGGTAACGTAACTGGTGGTAATATTACAACTGCTGGAGCAGTTACTGCTACTGGTAACGTAACTGGTGGTAATATTTCTACAGCGGGATTAATTACTGCTACAGGAAACGTAACTGGTAATTACTTTATTGGTAATGGTAGTCAATTAACTGGTATTAGTTCAACTGCAGGAACTGCATTGACCAATGGTAATACCAATATAACTACAGCATTAAACGGTAACGCAAATATTACAATTAACGGATCAAGCAATGTCGTAGTAGTTACTAGTTCTGGTGTAGACGTAATTGGCAACGTTTCTGCTAATGGCAATGTAATTGGTGGTAATTTATCAACGGCTGGATTTGTAACAGCAACTGGTAACATAACTGGTGGAAATTTATTAACAGCAGGGTTGATATCAGCCACTGGTTCTATTACATCAGCAGCTAACATTATTGGTGGTAATATTACTACAGCTGGATTTGTAACAGCAACTGGTAATGTTTATGCTGGTAATATTGTAAATGCCGGATCATCAAGTGCTGTTGGTAATGTAACTGGTGGTAATATTTTAACAGCAGGATTAATATCAGC